ATGAGACTATTTCACAACGCGGACATCTGTGACGTAAACTCAATCGTTGAAAAAGGCCTGTTGCCAGCAAATGTGACAGGCAACGATAACTGGGAGAGAGCAAGGGTGGACAACTCGCATGATGTGGTTTATCTTTCACACCCTATCGGCAATGAAAACAGTTTCGTAAACTACGGAATCGCCCTTATCGAAGTTGATGTGGACGCTACGGAAAATGAAATGGCTGACCATGACGCCAATCGTGGCAAGTACACAGAATACGTTACCGACAAGGTTCTGCCTGAGCAGATCAAGGCAATCTACATTCCAAAGCAGTTCAGACAGAGAATTTCAAAGTACACGGAGCTGAGCGACAAGGCTCTGGAAAAGATAGTCTGGTGCGATATGTATGCAGAAGTATATGACTACTACATACCGAATCCTAACAGCTTATATGGCGGTGGCGGAACGAGCGTTTACAAACCTATCAGCCCAGAAGAGCTTGAAAGATTTTTTCAAACAGCTCCACTGAGAGTTAATAGTTTTAATTTTTTCAGAGGCAAAACTGAGAAAAGAGAAATGATAGATGTATATAACGTCAAATATATTTTCTGAAAGGAACTGATAACATGAGTAATTTGAAAAACATGAGAGAAGCAAGAGGCATGACACAAGATGAGCTGGCAAAGAGAATAGGTTCTGTCAGAAGCTATATCTGCCGTCTGGAGAGCGGTGCGCAGGATATCAATTTTATCCAGGCGAACACATTAGGACGTCTATGCACGGCGCTGGACTGCAAACCAGAAGATTTGCTGGAAGCTGACAGTTTTGAGTTTGAAGAAATTAATGGTGAAAAGCGACTGATAGTTGATGGGCTGTATAGCCCCGAAGGCAACTATTTGCTGGTAAAAATCAAGAACCGCACATATCAGCTGAACATGATTGATTTTTCAAACGTCAATGATGTATCAAAATATCTGATACCACGTGGAAATGTCAATGTCCCACGAAGCGCAGTGGAATTTGACAAAAAAGCATACTGGATATATAAAATGGCACCACGTGACGGCGTGGAAGTCAAAGTCCTCGACCCTATCAGCCCAGAGGATTGGAAGACGCTAGTTGAAAAACTAGGGCTGACCGATGACGACATTTCGGACGAATTTGAGGTTGTCAAAGGTAAGAACTATGGTGAAAAGTGTGAGAAACACTACGTTTGCAGACAGATAAGACTTACCACCCCGAAAAATTCGGTTACAATCGAACGAGAATTGAAAAAGCACGGCATAGAAGCGACAAATGTAAATATCGACAGAATAAACGTTAGGGTGAAGTGAATGGCAAAAAAGAACAAGTCAGAAAAGCTATTACCCGACATGGTGGTGGCTGATAACATCGAACTGATACGGCATATCGGTCACACAGCGACCCACACGGAGATAGCTGACGCCATGAGAGCATACGCATTCGATACATTCATTCACAGGTATAGTTTTGACTATGCCTGTGAAAAAGCTAATGCGTATCTGCTATCGGAAGAGGGATTGAACAACCTGTGTGTGCTGAAATGTATTAATAACTGGTATTATGGCGGACGCCAGATATATGTTTTTGATGATGATTTTGCCAGCCTACTGAGTAGTCAAGGCAAGTCAGATCTGCATATCAGCACAGAAACGTTAGCACAATTGCCGTGCAGCAGTTTCTATGTTCAGCGCAAATACCAGGATAGTCTAGGATTTTTCGTCGATATCCTGGACAACGATATCTGCATAGCTGAATTTTTTGATGGCGATCGTCCAGACGGATTTGTAATGCGTTTCACGGCTGATGATACCGTTGAGGGTATTCTGCAGAAAATGGTGGGTGCTGAAACCACCATTGATGACAGTTTGGTGGCTGAATACGCTGAAATGTTACAATTTGTTGTATACCTATCAGCCGTAAACGCCGAAATCGCACCTGTTACGAAACGTCAGGTGCAGCAGAAACCCACCACACAACATCCACAGAAGCCGTCTGCACAGCCCAAAAAATCAGCCGTAGCAAATGTAGGATACCGCATAGGAATTGCTGTGCGCAAGCACAGACAGGCTGAAAGCAGTGTCAGCTACCAGCACAGTGCACAAGGTCACAGCGCACCGAAAGCACCGCACATCAGGCGTGCACATTTCCACGGCTACCATACCAACAACGGCTATCAGGTGAAATGGCTGAATACGATTTTTGTGAATGCTGAACGTGATGATAATGATATCAGCACGATCCATAAGGTGCTGCAATAACTGTGTATTCGCAATAAAAAAGCCGCCAGGGCAAACGCTCTGACGGCTAAATTTATGAGGAATTTATGAGAATTTTATGCGACTATTTCTTGATTTTTTCACGCAGTTTCTTGATAAATTTCTTGCCTGCTATGCCGTTCTGCTTGTAACCCCACGCTTTCAGCCTGGAATTGATAGCAGATACAGTGCCTTTGCCAATGACGGCATTATCGTCCAACTTTGCGCCGTCAAGGATCAGCAGTTGTTTCAGGGCATATGACCCGTCTGTGCTTGCACCTTTTTTATAGCCTTTTGTTTCCAGTGTGGGCGGATTGATAGCGTTCTGATTTTTCGGACGCAGAACGCCAAGAACATGGTTGTAATTGTGTTTGATTTTCGTGCATGGATCGTTCCTGCCTGTCCAGTTCTGATCGTAGCTGTAGAAATATTTTGTGTTGCCTTCGCCTGTGGCTATGGCAACGTGACCGATACCGCCGTTCAGACTGCCGCCCCATACCACGATGTCACCCTTTTTCGGCACAAACGATAGAGTGTTCTTTATTCTGGTAAAATAACCCTTGACCGCCTGCCTGTCGAAATCTTCGTAAATCTGCCTAGCATACAGACCTGTGAACATACCGCAGCCGATAACATCACGGTTGTACTGGTTTGCCAGGTCAAAGCACTGTACATTATATGCTTTGTCAAAATCAATGCCCTTGCCCTTATATTTCTTCACAAATTCGTCAAATGTCATAGCCATAATTAATCCTCCTTATCTTTATCCTTGAAAACGCCAAATTTTGCCACAATTTTGTTTATCCAACTGGCCTGCGGATTGATTTCGCCGTAATTTTCCAGTATTGAAACAATTTCCATGGCAAAAATATACCCGAAAACAGCTAGTGCGGTTATAGTGCCTGCAATGCCTGCCAGTTCGCTATGTCCGTAGTAGTGACCTAGCTGTTCAAAACCGATTTCCAAACCGATAGCCACACCCATGATGACTATTTCGGATAGTTTGTTCAGACCACCCTTTCGCATTTTCGATGAACGGACATCACCCTTGCAATAGGCTTTTATCCAGCCTGTGACAAAATCAGCAAGGGCAAGACCTATCACGATCATCAGCATTATTATGTACTTCACTTCGCTACCTCGCTTTCATACTTCTGTCCTGTGATTTCCTCATACTGTTCAGGGGTAATTTTCCCCCTGTCGGCAAAGTCCTTGACCTGTTCAGCAGTGTACAGCCCTAAATCGTACAATCTCTTGACTTTTTTATACATTGTCGTCACTCTCCTCGATTAATGTATCGGTCATCAGCGCAGTATATAGCACCTGTGCTTCTAGCTCGTCCACTTTTGTGGCTTTTTTGGGCTGAAAATCATCAGGGGTCAACCCCAGCTTGTCAGCCATTTTCTTTTGCAAATCCGTCATGTTGTACCTCCTACTTCACTTAGTTTCACGATATACTCTTCTTCTGACGGCACTGGTATGCGATAGCTGTCGCCATTGCCGTTTTTGAACGTTATGCTACCGCCTGCTTCAACTGTTAGATTTCGCAGAAAATCATCTGGTATCATGGTTGAAATGTCTGTGACGATTGGGTTTGCTAGTTCGTAGTACAGAATTACACCCTGCATAGCCTGCTTGAACGCTGCGGCATCGGTGTAGGACGTATCGTTGACATAGATATACCCGCCAACGTTTGAAGTAGCTGCTATGCCTGTTATACTGGTTTTGCCCCACGATTCATTTTGCGTTTTTGTCGAATATCTTGGACATATGAAGTTTGGTGCAATGCCATAGCTTTTTGTCAATTTTTGCCCGGCTAAATGATGTGTTTTAAATGACACAGATTCACCAGCAGTCCAATTCAGCGTTCCCAAATCTACACTTTGTACGCACTGATAGTATTTTTTATTTTCGTAGTCAACATAATTTCGTGCCGTTCCTGCACTCCAGCCGTAACCGTCTAAATTTTGGATTGCTTGTGGGATTGTGTATGATATAGGAGTATAGCACGGAGTATATGCAGTTGCAGTGCTTCCTTCATCTAGTTGGAAATTCTCGAAAATACCACTCATGCCACTTAATCGAAGCTCTATATACTGCCTATCATCAACTTTAGTATATTCAAGTGTGAAAGAAACTCTTTTCTTAACATTTAATTCACTTATGTTGATAGCGTCTTCTGGAAATCTTCCATTCACTAAAATCTGTAAAACAGGATTTTGAATAAGCATTTTTGTAGTAGTAAAGTCAAACGAAAATGTATATCTTTTTGACTGTTCCATGCCTTTTATACCTACGCAGAACCACCCGTTATTCGAATGTGCGATAACGCTTTCGGGGGCTTGTGACTGTGTTACAACAATTTTATTAGTTGGTTCAATTGTAGAAATTGTTGTTCCGTAACTATTGTTGAGTTTTCGCTCGTCATTTACGTTTAAGATTGCTATGCAAGAAAAGCCGTAACAGTCGAATAGGTTTTTACCTTGTTCTACCACGTTGTTAACGCTCATACTCATCAATTCGCCTTCGTTGTAAGGGTAATAACCGTTAGGGAACATTGATTCGAATTCCTCAACAGTGGAAGGCTCGTTGCCACTGCCAAACATTTGGGTTAAATCGAAAATCTGAATTTTAATTTTGACATCATTGAAAACTGTGCCTGTTGTAAACCCTGAAAGTCCAGCTACTTTTTGCAATTCTATATCTTTTGCAGTCTGGTTCACTAGGGCAGCCGCAGTACCCTTAGTAGCCGTTGGTGTTGAAATGGTTCTGTTAAAATAGGCATAACGCATTGTTACACTGTCGGGATTGTTCAGAATCAGCAGTTTTAAAATGTATTTTCCAATTTTGTTTTGGGCTGAACTAAGGGATTTGAAATAGATGTACGATGATTCAGCAGTTCCATTTAGGGTAATCGTTCCGTCTGCTTCGGTTGTCACCGTTACGCCATTATTTGTGCCAGAATACGCCTCAAATATCTGATTCCACACCACCGACTTTCCACCCACAGACTTCACGCTCATCAGCTTCGCCCCTGTAGGAACAGTTTTCTGATATGCCGTATCACTATCAGTTTCAAACTGATGTGTCACACCGTTGCCCATGTCATACAACGCATTTACCCTACGTTGCAGTTCCTTGTCCGTCAGCTTCACCGCAGAAATCTCAGCCGTGTTTTCAGCTATCTTTGCAACTGCCGTAGTGTAGTCCTCAGGCAGACTATCCGCTATGGATTGTGCTGTCTGTGCAGCAGTCTCAGCAGCTGTTCTGTCCTCTGCGACCTTAGCGGCATGGTCTGCCACTGTAGCCTTATCAGCTGTCACCTGCGTTGCCATATCCTGCACCGCCTGTCTGTCTGCCGTAGTGCTGTCAGCGCAGGTCTTTGCGGTTTTAGCGTATCCTGCCGTTATGGTCTTGTCGGCTTCGGTTTGCTGTGCTGATGTAGATGCTTGGGCTGCGGATACCTTGGCATCATTCTGAGATTTGACCGCCTGCTGACGTGCGGTCTCTGCACCCTGCCTTGCGGTGTCTGCCTGTGTTGCAGACGTTTCAGCAGATGCCTTTGCGGTTTCCGCACGGTTTGCTGCCTGTTCTGCGGTGTCTGCTGATTTCTCTGCGGCTGTGGCAGATTTAGCGGCGTTATTTGCCGCTGTAGTCGCCGTTTCTGCGGCGGTGACAGCTGTCTGCATATCTGCGTGCGCCTGCCTGCCTATGGCATCTATGCGGTCTAACGCATCCATAGCCACATCAGGTGACGGGATAGCTGTATCACCGATAGCCGCACCGATACGCAGGCGGAATATGCGTGATTTCTTCACCAGCACATATTCATCACCTGACAGCTTCGTCGCCGCTATCTGACAGCTGACTGTCTGCGCTGACCGTAAGATATCTGCCGTTGGTGTCCACTGTCCGCCTGTGATATCGACCTCATACTGAACGCCATCACCATAGTCGATAGTCAACACATAGCGGTCTGCACCGTCTATCTCCATGCCCTCGAACGATACAGGACGGGCGTTCGTTTCACCCACATAGCCAAAAAGGGCTGTGTTCAGTGTTACGTCATAATCTGCATTTAATGTTATCGTCATTTAATCACCCCTCTTTACTCTATTGCAATATAGTCAACATAGTATGTTCCTGTTGGCACATTTTCTAATGACCCGTTATTAGCTCCCATGCAGACGTTCAGATAGTACGACTTTCCCGAACCACTAACGTGGGTGCAGAACGTCTTGTATGGTGTTGGTGCGTCTGTCTGCCGTAGTGTTGCTATAACCTGCTTAGGCGCAAAATTCAGTCCAAGCGGTATCCGCATCAGCGCATTTGCTCCCGTCATCTTGTGTTCCACAGTGCCATAGTGTATCTTGCCGGCTCGGCTCAGTATCTCATCGATTTCCTCGCCTGCGTGTTGCATAGGATAGTCATTTTCAGTGATATCCTGTGCCAATGTCACATTTTCATCAGCCATTATCTCGCCCCCTTAAAGTTGTTCTTCAACGCTCAGACCTACCGCAGAAATGTCTGCTGAAAGTCCGCCGTCAAAGGTAAATCCTAAATTCGTTATTGGTATATCATAGCTGTCTGTGCCGTTGGTGTAGGTCACCACGTCACCTATGTCGAAACGTGGGTCACCAAGTCTGTGGTACAGCTCAGTGGTATACCACGAAAATCCACCTATCCTGCGCCACAGAGATTGCAGCAGTGATTCGGTCATGTACGGATTTTCAAACTCCAAGACTCGACCTTGCGTTGTATCTGTCACGCCTAGCGACAGCGTTACATCATCACTCACTTTGCAGATAATGCCCACGATAGCGTTTTGCCTTTCTGACAGTGTTGGCAGGTCTATCGTATTGTTATCCAACGTTTTCACCGGTTTGCCATACCACTTTCGGACGTACTTTCCATACCTGTCAACATACCCGAACTGACCTTGCGCAGAAGCCAGATAGGACAGCATTTGTCGCATGGTCACGTCTTTCGGTACTGAGCTGACCTTGAAGTAAAAGTATTTTGAGTACAGCACCTTGCCGTTCTTATCTATCAACCTTCTGCCGTTCTTGTCACGCAGTAGTCGCACCTCTGTATAGTCATTGCCGTTCTGCAATCCTAATTGTCTGCAGATGTCGTCTTCGACGGCTTTATTCCAGTTTGGCATAGGGATATGTGGTACATATGGTTTATCCGAAAAGTACAGCTTGTCCGCCATTGTCAGCTGGACGCTGCCGCCTGATTTCTTTGATTTTACACAGGTAAAACGTCCCATTGGTATCTTTTCGTCTGCAAGTATGCCGCTAGTTTCGTAGTCTACGAGATACAGATAGGTGTCATACTCTTTACCAAGAAACGCTGTTTCAGTGTCACTTATGGTCATGGCCCACGATTGCGAACACACGGCACCCAGCTCGATGTCATCGGAAAGGCTTGTTGCCTGCATGGAGCTGTCAGCTGACATAATGCTGTCGCCTGATATAACGCCCTCTGCATTCTCTATCCACAGCCGCCAAGTACGGCAATAGCTCTCGATACGCTGAGAGACGGGTTCATTCTGTACTGTATACAATTTTACCGCCTCCTAGCATTCGATTAGGTCTACTGCAACGTTTTTCAGATATTTCATCGGTGAGACCCACTTTAGCACATCATATTTTGTGTCGCCTGCATACATGGTGCACGTTTGCTCAACAAATGTTTCATCTGTAAATGTCACGCTGAAAAACGGCTTGCTTACGTTAGAAATGTATTGGTTTATCAATGCAACTTGCTCACCTGTGAGGTGTACCCACGATATGATTAACTTCTTCTTTATACACACCATATCTCCAACAAGCTTTCCGTTTGCTGAACGTCCTGTGTTATCCGACCAGATTTTGTTGTTCTGTACCTGCAAATCTGCAGGTACAGGCATTTCTACGCCGTCGAATTTTAGCATTGTGTCACCACCTCACTTTAGTGCAACGGACTTTTGCCTGTCCGTCTGGTTGTATCGTTTATCCCGTCAACAGCAACTTTTACGAAGCTGTTCTTGTCAGGCACGATTTTAACTGTCATTTCATTGTTTCTGCTACCGCTGTTCTGAGTATCTCTGTTTGCTTCACGTACTGCCTGATATACCGCTTGACTGATTGCCGCAGTAATCTGATCGTTATTTGCAACAGCGTTTCTGCTACCAATAGAACCGACCATTTCAGGTGTGCCGTTTTCTCTTGCAACAAATAGCTGACCTGTCGTAGGATAACCGCCTCTTGCATATCCCTGCACACGATATCCAGGCGCTGTATAGCTTATCTGTGGTATAGATACAGCTTGCCCCATAGCGGCAAGAATGCCATTTGAGGCTATCTGTATTGCAGGTACTGCACTATTGAACGAATTGAAGAACTGGACGTGGAAACTATCTGCCTTATCGAGAATTGTGTTGAAAATGTCAACTATATCATTGATGAGGCTGTTTTTCCTCAGGTCAATGCCGTTTTTAAAGCGGTCTATAAATTTGATACCGATTGAGGTTGTCGTGGAATTTGTATCAAATGTTGTAACGGCTGATTTTGCTGTATTTGCTACGTAAGTGTTCATAAACGTTGACAGCAATTTTATGCCGTTCATGAAGCCTTGGAGGAAAAAGACACCCTGCTGAAACGTCTTTCTTGACGGTGAATGTTCATCAAGAGCAGTTGCACTTGCTTTGACTGCCGCAAGCCCTATTTGTGATGCTACCTCAGTTACGCTTTTGCTCTTTGACTTAATACCCTCTGCCAATCCTAAACTTCCATTTTCACCATTCTTTGTCATTTGGTACATGAATTTTGCACCATAGTTTCTGTCAATGTCAATGCCCAAACTATCAAACAGGTTAGAAATTTCACTGCTTATCGGCTTATAGGCGTTCCGTACTCGTTTGCCAACTATGTCGGTAAGATTTTTTTGATATTCTTCTTCTCCTCCGAACCCTGTTTTCAGCGTTGCTTCCATTGCTTCTTTTACGGTTGCTGTTGCGTTTGTAGTACCCTCTGCAACGGCATTCTCAAACTCATTGTAAATGCCATTAACAATGCCTGACATTGTATTTTTTAGATTTGTCTTTTGTTTCTCATAGTCAGAGTCTATCAGTTTTATCATATTTGAATACAGTTGCATATTTTCTTTGTACTTCGACTCGTCAATAAGTCCATTATTAAACATGGCATTTACCTTGAGTTTAAACGTTTCCAAAGATGTTTTTACGCTTGTATGGTTATCCTCTATGTTCTTTGATAAATTCTTGTAGGTTGTTTTGAGCTCTTCGGCTTTTTCTTTGAAAGTATCAAGATCTTCAAAGTCTATGTTAGCAAATCCTTTTACAGCATCATTAAATTTGACTTGTTCTTCACTTGCTGTTACACTCAACTCTTGAATGGTACTCATTACATCTTGCAAGTCTTTTATATCTTTTTCAGTTGCGTTTCCTGTTGACATTTTATCGAGTAATTGTTGTGCACGGTCATTTAAATCGTCAGTAGAGTTTTCAAAATCTTTTTGAAAATTTTGAAGAATAGTCGTCATACTACCAACATCAATTCCAAGGCTTTTTGCGGTCTTTTGCGACTGATTACGAAAAGCAGTGAAGATTTTATCAGTGTTGAATGAAAATTCTGATTTCATGTTTTCAACCAGGCTATTGAGAGAATCTTTTATTTTCTGTATTTCGTCTGCTGAAACTGTCTGTGTGTCTTTCAATGACTGTTGAAAATTATTAAGAACTGACAAGCTTTGCTCAACAGAATCATGTGCATCGCTTATCTTGCTATCATAATCAGATAATTCCTTGTTTAACTTCTGAACTGATGAAAATTGAGCATTGAGATAATCTGTGAATTCATCAATTTTCATTCCGCCATTATTAAATAGTAAACTATCGCTATAAGCTTTGTCAGCAGCGATTATTTCATCGTCTACGCCTTTAAGCACTCCGACCATTCCCGCTATAGCTGTCGTTATAATTCCGATAGCAAGACCTGTTCCACCACCAAACAGCCAGGATACTCCCAATCCACCTACGATTAACGCAGTATCTCCTAGTGCCGATTTCCATGTAAGAGTATCTGATGATAGCTTATTAAACAGATTATAACTGCCAATGCCAGCACCTACCATTCCAACAACTGTTCCAAGTAGCTTTGCAACAGGCGATAACTTGCTTCTGAATTTTTTAACTCCGTCATTCATCTTTCCAAAGAATGATGTAGCCTCAGAATTTTTAAACCCGTCCATGAAGTTTTTCAGCCACTTTTTGCACGTTTTTATAACGCTTAGACCTCTAAACGCCCTTTTAAGCTTCTTCACCCAATTAATCAGGTTAGCAATCTTAGTTACTGCCCATACCGTTGCCAATAGCCCTGCAATGACTTTAATCATATCCTTGTGCTTTTTGAGCCAGTTGTAGAGCTCTTTCAGCTGAGCTTTGACCTTTTTGTAAAGTGCGTCCGTCTGCTTGTCAAGTCCTGCAAGAAAGTCATATTCAGGCAAATCAATGCCGAGATCATATTTATTGCCTGTAGTATCTCCGCTGTCATTGCCGTTGTTCTTGTCAAGATTGAGCTGATTTATCTCATCAAAGCTAGCAAGTGCAAGCAACGCTTTCTTTGTTTCCTTGACAGACTCTGTTGCATCATCTGCATTCTCTGTTACACTGCTTAGACCTTTGCCAACCTCAGAATAATCTATCGTTGGCAGCTCAAAGCCTAACCACTTTGCAATGGCGTTAGCGGCGTCTGTGAGCAGTCTTACAAACACTTGGACATATGGTATCATCTTCACAGCAAACACGCTCACAATGTTGCCTATGGCTCTCTTGAGCTGTTCAAACTGTTGCTGCAAAATTCTCATAGAGTTTGCAGGCGTGACGATGGTTCTCGCCATATCGCCCATAACATTTGTAGATTGCTGAAGAATAGCGACGTATCTTAGCTGCGACTTCTGAGCTTGCGTCATGGTGTTGATGTTCTGTTGAATACCATTATCATAGGCTATCTGCTGAAGTGTTGCGGCGTCAAGGGCATAACCTAGTCTACGCAATGGTTCAAGTTCTCCAGAGATACCAGATTCAACTTTCTGCATAGCGTCCTCTATGGAGATGTTGAAGAATGATGCTATATCATAGCCTATCTGCGTCAGGTTTTTGGACATTATGTTTGACTTTTCTGCCGCAACTCCAAAGCCTGTTGTTATCTGTTTGAACACGCCCTGAAAGCGTATCCACTCAGAAATATCAATGCCAAGCAGATTATTTACTTTTTCGGCATATCTATATGCTTCTTCTGAATAATCGCCCATAGCTACTGTAAATAGGTTGATGTTTTCGACATACTCGTTTGACGATTGCAAGCAATCGGCGAGTGCATCTACAGTCCTATTGACTGTGACGTAAAGTGCGGCGGCTCTTATTCTTGCGTCCTTAAAAACTGAGGACAAACTGGTATAGGATTTTACAGTTACGGCGTTTGCAGATGCAAGGTTTCCATTTCTCGCAATTGAACTCTTCATAATGCCATTAAGTGCGACAAGTCCGTTTTCCGCCTTTGAAACCTGCGTTGTCAATGGCTCTATAGCGGTGGTAAGCTGGCGTATTCTCGTTGCGAACTCATTGATTTTCTCTGTATCGAGTGACTTTGTGATATCAGGTATCTTTTTGAGGCTGTTAAGGAATGGTGAAAGATTATTCTTACCAATTTCCTGCATTGGCTTACACGCCTCTGTAATAGCCGTTATATTCTCTTTAAGCGCGCTTACGTTACTCATGCCGCTTACCGCATTGCACGCCTCAGAGAGCTTTTTGATGCTGTTCACGGTCTTTGTAACATTCGGAGACTTTATCTGTGATAGTTTTGAAACGCTTTCAACAAGCTTTGCAAGCTTATCCACACCTGATATAGCATTGGCACTTGCCGCTATTTTGTTGAGCTTTTCGGAAAGCTTGTCAAGCCCCGAAAGTTTGCCCACTGACTTTTTAAGCGTTTCGAGCCTAACAATCAGCCTATCGAGTTTCTTTTCAGCGTTGTCAGACGAAGCTTCTACTTTCAAACTAAGCTTATCGATGTCTAATCCCATACTTTTCACCTCCTAGATAAAAAAATAAGGGTGGCAATAAGTCTGTTTAATTGCCCTTATTTGCCGCCCTTCCTTTATTAAATGCTTCTGCAAATTTCCTGAAATTCTCCGCATTTTCTCGCATGATGTCATCATACGTTTTTTCATTATCCTTGTCGGCTTTGAAAATGTCATGCGGTTTATCGGGATATTTGCCGTCTTTTGAAAAACAACTTGCGATAGCTTCTTGAACATATAGTCCCGTTAGCCATGCATTGAAATTGTCCTTTTCTCTCTTTGCTTTTTGTGTCATCTCATCAGCTTTGCGAAAGGCAACTGCCAAACAGCAGTCACCTTCCCAAAACTCTTTGGCAGTCATGCCTATGGATAAATACAATGGCAAAGCTTTTAGAAATGTTTGAGTATATGTTTGCTCTTTCGGAACGTTGTCTACTCTCCAACGCTCCAGGTTATCAAATTTTCCCTATCCTCAGCAGGGTCATTTGTTGTCAGTGTCTCGATAGTTTCGCTGTACATTGAGAACAGAGTCTCTATTAGCTTGTCCTTATCAGCGAAAAGAGCCTGCATCTTGTCAATCTGTTCAGGCTTTACGTTGCGGTGATTTTTCTTGAAAGCACCTGCGAAAAGCTCATTCAGAGTGTTCATTGGCTTGTCTGAGAGATCATTCAGAGTGAAGCCGTTATTTTCCATTTGTCTTACTGTTCTTCTGGAAAATTCAAGAACATAATGCTGACCTTCGTAATTGAAATTGATTGTCTTTGCCATTGTTTTATCCTCCTAAAAAAAATTATGTATCTGAAACTGTTGTCGGAGTGATATCGCTCTGCGGATAAGAAGTGATTTCCATTTCTCTCTTGCCGCCGACTTCGCCGCCTTTGATGTTGACAAACATAGAGCCTGTCCATGTCCACGCGCCATATTCACCTGTTGCACCAAAGCGAAGTTCAAAAACGATTGTATCGTCGCCTTCCATTGCCTTGAGCTTATCATACGCTGTTTTGGTGTAATTTGCGCCGAATGTGTAATCTGGAACATCTACCATACCTTCGGCATATTTTTTCTGCCTGCTGGACAGGTCAGATACGTCCAGCTTTTCAGGTGCAGTGAAAAGGTCTGGGTATGATGTAATGTCACAAAGCTTTGAAGCTTTGCTTTCAGTGGCCTTTTTTGCATACAAATAGGTATTAATTGTTGCTTTCTCCAACTTCATTACCTCCTATAGATTATTTCGTCCGTATCAACTTTGCACTCGAAGCGCATTGTGATACGATATATTGATGTGTCAGATAGATTTTCAATAGGTTGGCAGAATGTTCTCGTCATGCCGATTTTATCGAACTCGTCTGACACAAGGTTTCTGATTTTTTTGGCTTGCGTTTTCTTGCCTTTGGCGAGGTTGCTATAAACATTCACTGTGTACAGTAGGTTGCTTGCGTTCTCAATTCTGCCACTGTCTATGTACGCAGGATCAACCGAGTTACTTGTTTCCACGATTGAAACATACGGAAATGTTGCGGGTTTATCTGTGTTTATGCTGCTGACAGATATACCCTTGAAGGCTTTTTCAAGTGCTTTTGACACTGTGTCAAACACTTTGTTTTCAATGTCAATCACTTAAAAACCTCCTTAATAATGTTGTCGAGAGCATTTCGCATTTCCAACCCTGTTTCGTACATAAACGGCCTGCTTGGCATGCCTTGTGTAAACTTCCACGTTCCGTCATCAGCAGGATAAAACCAACCTATACGTCCGTCTTGCGTCGTGATATAATGTGTTCCGCCCATATATTGATAGCCACATTCGCTTATGGCTTGTCCTGCATACGGCTGTGACGCGCCTTTTACACCTGTTCCAAATTCAACGAACACTGCATAATCACAGTCACAGAAAATAAAGCCAGCATTAAGCAATGGGCTATAGTAGCCGTCAACCTGACTGAGCAAATGTCCTGTATCAGGGATATCCATTTCAATGACTTTTGCTCTGCATATCGTTAGCCCATAATCAGTAAGACGTTCCACAAGCAGTTGAGCTTTTTTGTGTATCTCAGCTTTATATGCTTTCATTTGCTCAACGGCTTTTGTCAAGCTATCTTCTGACAGATTAAACGCTATCTTCCTCATTGACATTCACCTGTTTTATGGCAAACTGTATTTGATTTGGCGTAACAGAGCGTTTTTTTACAATGAAATTGTGAGGACCATTGACGTCAATATCTATCCACAACAGTGAGTGCTCGTCAATGTCGCACTTCATATCTGCGGTTGACATTGTTCTATCATAGTCCAGGTTTCGACCAAACTGTGACATTTCGCTGTCGCTTTTATTGCCTGATATCGACATATAGCACTCACTAAAATCTGAGTAACTTATGCCTTTCTCACCTGTCCTATAGCCGTCATCATCAAGTAAATCTTGTTCACCTAAATACAGCTTATAGCTTATTTTTGTAACGTTTCGCATTAGGTTTCTCATTACAATACCTCAGCTTTCGGAACGATTTCGTCAAGCAATTGTTGAGATACCCACGAGCTTTCATATGTACGGCTTACTCCGTTTTCAGAGTGTGCCTTTTCGCCCTCAGCTCCACGCTTATTGTATAGGTCTATGGCAATTCTCAACTGTAAGCCTTTGTACTGTGGCTCAACCTCTGTGCGGTCTGTGCCGAAAGGGAAGCGATGTGCAAGGATAATTGATTGAGCAGTGTCTAAATACTGCATAATCAATTCCTCAGATTTTTCCTCAGGAACGCTTGCCTTAAACAGCTCAATCATATCCATTTTGCACTCTCCTTTTATGCCTTAGAGGCTACTGTAGCTGAACCAGCTTTTACAGCCTTGTTGTTTGCATCTACCTCAACGATGAGTATCTTATTGCCTGTTGTTGCGGTGATCTCGGATACTCCGTCCCATGCAGTGTAGCCCGACTTGCATTCTGCACCAAACTCAGGAACCGTTACGCTCGATGCTGTCTTATACTTGTAGGAGTTGCCTGCTGACAGAGATGGTGATACTGTTACCTTTGTCTTGCCTGATGCACTTGTGCCAGCGACAGAATTTACTGTAAGTTCACCGATTTTGGCATTTGTGTTGATAACATAAACGTTATCCATGCCCTCAAATGACGGCAGAACGATTTCGCTTGCAAGCACTCTTACATTAACAGGGTGTTCCTGCTTGATTGTTGCGATTGCAACGCCTGTATTTACGATAGCAACATCTGCCTTGTCGTCAGCCATGAGATCAGCTTCTTCAGGTGATGTGCCATAAACTGTTGAACCAAGTGGCTGCGCAGGGAGAAGTGTTACCATATCATCTGGATAAAATCTCTTTGCTGTGCCACTTTCGTCGATAAATGACTTGTTGTTTACAACAACTGTGAGCTCAGTTTCCTCAGAGATGTACTCCTTTACGAGCTTGTCTGTTACGAGAATAACACCACCTGTTGCCTGAGCCTTGGCAACGATATATGCCTTGACGTTCTCATTCTCTCTGATGTCTCTGAGTGTCTTCTTTGACATCAGGGCGATTGTAGGAACATTTCCTGTACGCTCAACGACTTCCTTAGCGTCAAGAAGGTCCTGTACAGGGTTTGAATTCTTATGGTCTGTCCATGCAGCTGTACCTGTTAGGGCTTTGAAATTGTTTACCTTGAATGAGCCATCAACGTCATACTCATACAGACAACTTACCTTTGCGCCGTCTGATATCTCAATCTTAGGCGAGCCGTCAGCCGGTGAGAGAAGCTGCATGATCATTCTCTCTGGAACAACATTTGCACCATTGGTAAGGTTCTTGGCGTCGTTGTAGATGTTGTCGAGTACAGGCTGTACATATGGATCATTGCTGTCCTGTGCTCTCAGGATTTCCTGTCTGTCACTTTCCTTAACGATGAAGCTGTCGCGGAAGAATGGCATTTCTGTCTGAATTGCAGTTACGCCAATTCTATCTCTGACATGTGCTACAGCGTCAAACGCGCTCTGTCTGAGTGTTACAGGCAAGCCTGACCTACCCTTAATCCACTTTATATCGATACCCTTTTTCTTTACAGGTGGGAACAGGGAAGTTCCCAGATAGCCTTCTGCATTTGCCTGCTCTAGGTACTTTGTCCAGTACATAGCAAATGCTTTGGCTGTGAAAACATCTGAAAAATTCTGCATTATGTATTGCCTCCCTTAGTCAAAAAATGTGATTCTTGGCAGAGCTGTCTTAGCCGCTGTCTGTACTGTTACGCCGTTAGCTGTCAGCTTAGCGGTTGAAACTGTTCCTGCATACACAAGTGATACTGTCTTATCGCCGTCGGTTACGTCAACTGTGTCAAGCAGAAGGCCGATAGCGGTTGAATCGTTTGCAGGAAATGGAGTTCCACCTTTAACGATTTTCTTTCCGTTGCTATCAGCTGTGATAGCGCTTGCCTTGATTGTATATGGTCTTGCCAAAAATTCGCCGTTTGCAAGAATTGTCTTATCTGCAATAACGGCTGTAGACTTCATCATATTAGCCATTTAATTACCTCCTATATGTATTTTTTTAGACCTTCCGCCGCAGTTTTAGCAATGGTTGCTCTGTCTGTAGCCAGTTTCTCGGCTATCTTTTCAGCAGATGTAAGTCCGTCGTTTCCGCCTGCTCCCTGAGGCTTCGGAGTATTCTTTAGACCGTCTTCTTTAAGCTTATCTTCAACGGCTTTCTTTTGAGATGTGAGCATTGCGGCAATGGACTTTGCAGAATTAACTGTAGTTTCTTCATTGTCTGAAACAATGCTGTCGATAAATCCCTTGTAATCGTCCTCTTTAAGGCCACAGTTTACGAACTCTGCAACAGCTTTAGTCTTGTTCAGCATTTTCAGATTGGTGATCTTAGCCGCCTCAGCTTCATCAGTGAGTTTTTTCAATTTCTGCTCAGCTGTCAACTTCTCAGCTTCATAGTCATCATACTTCTTTGCCTTATCTCTGAGTGTCGCAAGCTCGTCAGCTTTTACACCGCTGGACTTGGCTGCTGTGACTTCGCCATTGTGTTTGTTCAGAAATGCTGTGATTTCCTCATCTGTTGCGTTTGGGAAAATACCCTTTACGTCTTCTCTTGTCATAAGAAACACTCCTTTTCTACGTCTACGCTTATTAACGCCGGTTGCTCGGCTTGACGTTTGCTGTTTAACGCACAGCTACAATTTATTTCACAGGCTGCATAACACACCTGCAATTAACGATTTCTTTTGCCGATGCTCCCAGCGAACTATCTTGCGGAAACATCAGCTGGCTGTTGCCGATGTCAAATGGGTCAAACAAGCTCCTGACTTGTCCGTCTGCGACTTTGTGTGTGTCTCGGACCTTGTTGTCCTTAAACGATACCCACATCTTCTTTGTGTAACCGCTTTGATAATATCCCTCTAAGGTTGCGCACTCACACAGAGCATTGATTTCTGTGCGTGATATAGTCCTAGCTCGGCTTACCGAAAATGCGTTGTCATAATCACCGCTTTCAATAAGCTTTTGAGTTGTCTGTTGAATTTCCTTTGCAAACTGCTCCGAGTGCTTAACAATCCATTTTTGGGAATATTCCGATAGCCCCTTTACATTGCTTGCTATGTTCAGAACATACTTTAAAAAATAATTGTTTGTAATCTCGATGTACATGCTTGACATTATCGTTGCATATACTGTTGCATATAGCAGATATTTGTCGCTGTCAGCACGCTCACGCTGTGAAGAAAATATCTTATTGAGCTCTCGCTCAAACACTGCCGCCATTTCTATTCGCAACAGCTTTTCAGCGGTTGGCAACTCCATTTTGTTAAACCACAGCACGTTAAGCTCATCAAATTTAAGCGTTGCCACTGTTATCACCGCCGTTGTTGTCCATAGCTCCTATAGCTTTGAGCATTTCATCAGCTACAGTGGTATTTACGGCAAAATTACCCGTATCTTGCTGTTGCTGCGTTGTTGCTTCTAAATATGGCTTGCTGTCCTGATAAACCTGTTCAGGGTCAGAAAACAATCCACAGTGCAGAATGGCTATTCTTGGGTGAATGCCTGCCTGCAACATATTCATCAGACCTTGTGTCTTGGTGAGCAGGTTGTCAGTCTTGTTTCTTGTAAACTTCACATCAATGTCGTGAAGCTTAATATCTTTGACTTCCTGCTTGCAATTTCGAGTATTCTTGCAGATTTTCAGAACAACTCTTAAAAACTGCTTTTCAGGCTTTACAAACATCAATTCAAAAGCTTTGGCAGCACTTTCAGCCATTACCCAGCCTTCACCGATTATCAGTGCTTGACCTGTGTTGCCACCTGCGCTTGCTCGGCGATCAGGCACACTCGCAATAGTAAGCATTCGGTCATATAGGTCATCTTTAGCTACCTGAGTCTGTGAAATATCGAGCTTTGTTTCGATATTTTTTATTGACGCTTGACGCCCTTCTTGCGAACGGGTTTTTATTGCACCAAGCTCTTTGAGCTCTTGCAGCTGTTTTTTGTCGATATCTATGTTGTCAAACCATGTAAACGCCTGTATTATCTGCTCAATTCCGTCAATGTCATTACTGTCAATGTTGTTTATAGCATCGCAAAGTGTTATAACTGTCTCAAATGAGCCTAAACGTTCAGGGTTATTTTCATACTCGATAATCGGAATATAGCCGATGTTGTTCGGCTGTGATCTTGTCACAACGCCTTCGCCGTTTTTGAAGTCGATACGCCAATACCATTCATTGGTGTAAATGTCAAATGACCTGTAGCTTGTTATATCTGCGTTTGCAAATCTGTAGCTGGAGTATGTCACACCAATAACAGGCTGACGTTTATAGTCATTACTGTAGATAACAAACGTGTTTCTAGGGTCAAGTATATATGTTTCAAACGGAACATCTTCGTCCGCATCAGAGGGAAGTACGAGCCTATATCCCACACCACATTGATTTATCCACTCAGCTAGCTCTCTGTCCTTGGCAGCTTTATCGTCCTCTTGCATATACTCGTTGAGAGCCGCCACACCATTATCCGATGGAACATCGCTCTCAGTATTATCAAGCTCGCAATTTCCACGCTTAACATACTGAACAGGCTCACCAAAGATAAAGCCGACTTTGAAATTGTTTATTTCCAATGCATGGTTTTCAACGATTTTATTATTAATCTCAGGCCTAACCTCTTTGACACGTTTTAAAATTGGCTGTTTACCACGTAGATAGTTGTGGAGATACTCAATTTCTTCTCGGTTCAATTCGTGAGTTGCGACCGCTCTCCGAACTATTTCAATAATGTTTTCTTCTGTAATATCTCTTTCACTCAGTAAGATTTTTCGTCTGCCGTGTAATTCCGTATTGTTTCACCTCCGTGCAACAAAAAAAGTGCCTATCAGCTATCTTTTTTTAGATAACTAATAGGCACTTGGTAATTAAACACTTGGCACTTAATATTCTTATGGTGCCGACTTTCAGGCTCACACTGTCAGCCGACATGTGCGGCGTGTTACCGCCGCTGTAAAAACAGAAAGGAGATCAAGCCTGGACAAGCTTGCATGGCAACTGCTTTGTGGGTGAGGGTAGCAGTTGCCAAATGGAGCAGATATCAAGCTGGCACGCTCTCAACCTGCAAATTCAAAGCTGTACCTGTTGCAATACAGCTTTGCGATCCTGCCCGAACGCTATACGCACTTTTGAAATAGATCAAATGCACAGGCGTTGGCAATGTAAAATTCAAGAAGTGCCATTATTTTGTGTCGGAAGCACGCCGACTATGGTGCAAGCTTTAAGTATAGCCCTCTGAGCCTGCATACGCTGTTTTTCCTCTTATGGTAGATGAAAAACTTGGCATCAAAAAACGAAACCTCGGCTATTCCACCCGACGACGCACAGCCAAAGTGTGCAGGTTTTTAAGTTATACGATACCGATATTTTACGTTCTCGGTCTACGAACTGTATAACAGGCTTGGTGTTCCGTGTGGGAATTGCACCCATTCTGACTTTGCGGAACATACGGGGCTTTCGCCCCGTAAATTAACTTAACGGAGGTGCTTTTCAGCACTTATGGGCAATTTAACTGCAACGTTTTTCTTGCAGCCTTTGCAGTATGGATAGATAATGCCCTTTGCGTCATTATCGACTTCCATTAGCTTTCGCTTTATGCCTGCCGCCGCACAGCTCGGACAATATACATCTACGCGCCTATTATATATGCGCCTATTATCCATTACCTATCCCTCCTGACAAGCTTATTATAATACTACTTTTCAACTTTTTCCACTTCACACTATGTAAAATATTTTTCAACATTTTTGTACAATATGCACTATTTATTTTCAGCGTCTGCCCACCTATATAATCCTCTTGATAATTTCCACACTTGCGCCTACGCCATTTGTTGCAAATGCGCACAGCTGTGCCATGCTGTCGGGGGCGTCATCATGTGCGTTTTTACCGCTCTGATTAAATGCAAACAGATTTTCAAGAAATTTATCGTACATCTCACCTCTGCCGTTATCGTTGCGATAATACACCTGCTTTATATCTGGTGCATACTGCAATATTCTGCTGAGCTTGCTCTGTGTTGTCGACGCACGTTTACTGCTGATGTTTATGTGGACGTTCTGTGCTCTCAGCTGTTTATCTATTTCGTCTGCATATTCGTTTCCGCCATTATTACCTTCAAACCTCTCTTGATGTATCTGATGTTGTATGCTCTTTGCCACAACCATTGGCTGTGTGATTTTTTTATCACCCTTGCTGAAAACCACGTCTTGCAAAAATAAACTTCCGTCCTCGTACAGATATCCTATCGGCATTGCCAGATAGTCACCGCCCCACGCCACATCACACACAGCTATTCTTCTTGCAGAGGCGTCAGGCAGTGTTCCGTTATACCAATTCATTTCGTCCTTATGGAAGAGCAGACCTTCACGTTCCATAGGTTGCTGCATATACAGGCAACTAAATGTGACATTATCTATGTCTGTTTTTATGTCACGTATTTTTTTATCTGTGTACCTGTCCGCACAGTTGTAATTGAAATTACTATGGCCGTTATCGTCACATACAGGTATCGCGATAAATCTATATCGCGGATCTCCCTCATGATCAGTTCGCATTCGGCTGATAGGGTCATGCAAACTCCATATCGTACCGAGCATTATTTGCTTTACATTATCGCCTATCTGTCGGGTTGTCAGCGTATCTCTGTAATCCTGCCACAGCGTTTCAAGCCTTTGCGGGTTTCTTGCTACTTCCGCATTCTTTACAAGGTCATCTGTTATCATGAACTTATTTGCTCTCGTTCGACCTGTTACCGAACCGCCCAGCGAGATAACTCCGATAGTAGGGAAGTCGCCTTTCTTCCTGTATGATATCGTGTTGTACTCTGCACTCAATGTAGGCATACCATTGTCGAATATATCGTTGTGCCCATATTCGCTTGTGTCCGTTAGCATTGATACCACACTGTCATACATCATTTTTGACATTCCGTCTGAGTATGACGTGTATATGTTCGCAGACTGCGGAAACAGTCCTGCAATGTATGACAGCAGAAACTTTATAAGCGTACTCTTGCCTGCACCTGGGGGCGTGCTCAAGCTCAGAAACAGGGCGTCCTCATCGTCTATGAACTCTTGTATCTGCGTTGCCAGCTTGTGCTTGCCCTCAAGAACGGCTCTCCTTGGCGCCCAGAACTTTGCGCTTGGCTCTCTGTTCCATTCTGAAGCCAGCATATATGCGTCAAAATCGCTGTCGCCTGCCCACAGCACGAATTTGTGAGCGAGGTCATACCACTCTTTTGCGAGTTTTGCCTTGCCTGCCTTTGCAAGTTCGCTTGTTTTTCTCATTGCGTTCTCGCAGCTATGCTTTGCCGCCTCTATCATCGGCTTCTTCTTTTCATCCTGAACTTTCAACGTTTCAAGCAGGAGCTGTTCAGTTTTCAACTCACCATTTGCCTGCTTTTGGGCAAGCTTAAACATATCTTCTTTGCTTAATGCTCTGTTGCCTACTACTGTCAGATCTATCATACTTTTTCTGCATGGCATAAAAATAGTGCCACACAACTAGCCTCCTTTCATCGTCAGCTATGTGGCACTTGGCACTCGGCACTTGGCACGCTCTATCGTTCTGCTGCTATCGTTCTGCTGTTATATCATTCTACTCTTACTGCTCTCATTTCATTATACCACGTTGAACGGCTTATGCCAAGCTCTCGGCAGGCGGCAGCTACTGTCATTTCACCGCTTTCAACTTTTGCCTTTACGCTTTCGGGGATATTTACTGTTTTCGGCCTGCCTTCCTGGTATCCCTCTTTTTGCCGTGCAATGGCTTTGCCTGATTGCGTTCGTTCAAGTATCATTGCTCTCTCAAACTCTGCAAATGCCAACAGGTTTGTGACTATCAACTTGCCTATAGGCGTGTTTTCTATCAGACCCATATTGAGTATGTGTATCTTGACGCCTTTCGCCCTCATACGCTCAATATACTCCAAGCCTAACGCTGTTGACCTGCAGAAGCGGTCAAGCTTTGTAACCACTATCGTGTCACCTGAAACCGCCTTATCCATTATTTCATTCAGAACCTTGCGTTCCTTTGCACCTGAGCCCTGCTCCAAATGTATTTCTGCATTTGCATAGTTACTTTTTATCAGCTTCTCTTGGTCCTCAAAACTGTTTCCGTCTATCTGTCCTACGGAGCTGACTCTTGCATATCCGTATACCATTGCACATCACCCTTCGCTCTCAACGCTGTTTCCCTGCCTGACCTGCTTCTCCATTCATTATTCTTCCTGCTCGTCCTCTTTCGTTATCACATATGATCCCGTTGCTCTTTTGCCACGCGTGCTTTTTGGCTGTATGATTATTTCATAGCCCATTGCGTCTAACATTTCAAATGCTTTATCAACGCCAATACTTTTTTGCTTCAGACGTTCGGCTATAGCTGATTGTGTTCTGTATCCTAGCTTTTCTTTAAGCTCATTTTGAGTTACTCCGCGCTTTTTCATGATGTCTTTAATAGCTGTTGTGATTATCATTTAATGTCGCTCCTTTCATTGACTTCATTATATCACCTATTCATGATATTGTCAACCCCTTTTTTATATTTTTTCTAGTCGGGAGGTTGAGTGAAGGGGGTGGGTCCGTCCTGCAAGACCCCCAGGGGTGGGTCATTTTTTCCGTTTATAAAGGTATATATAATAATAATGGCTGTTTTCTATGACTTTGTTTGTGCAAATGTGTGCAATATCTTTTGATTTTTTGTACACATTCAACAAAGATAAAAAATATCATGAAAACATGATAAAAAGCTATTGACAATATCACGATTTCGTGATATTATAATTACAGAAACAAAAACCACAGCAAGACAGCCCACAGGGCAGGAGGTAAAACATGAAAAACTATCTAGTACACTACGGCTACAGAAACACGATCATCAGCACCAGCAGAAACGCAGCGAAACACCTGCAGAACCTCGGCGGAGACAGCGTGTTAATAACAGATATGCACGGCAACCCGATATGCGCCGCACGCAGAGCCGAAGATGGCAAGCCATACAGCTACACAATTAACGAATAACGGGAGGTACAACACTATGAGAACACGTATCACATTTAACGAATTGAAACGCAGGGCGGCAACAATCAACGCCGCCCATAACCTTGGTGCTGGTGATATCGGTGCTATACAGATATACCGTGATATATGCGGCTATGCCGTTGACCGCCGCATAAATGCAGGCGGTGGCGTCCGCCGATTGTTCGGCGGTGGAGAAACGCCGAAAGCCTGCGCCGCATATCTTGACGGACTGGCAGAATAGGGGGGTGATTATATGACGTATTTCCGTGTAAAACCGCAGTATGACCAAAAAAAAATTTACAAAACTGACAGCTGCGGACGTCATATTTTTGACGGGATATTGATAGGAAACGAACTCTTGACCGCCCGTGAGCGGTCAAAGATAAATTGCACAGATGCAGTATTTGAACGCGTCAGCATTTCTAAAAAACGCACGTATTTCTTTTTTGGTGCGCGTTTTTCCGACGCGGAGGCGGTGACCGCATGCTAATAATAGCCCTGCTTCTGCTCCCCGTTTTGGTGGTTATCAGAACGGCAAAGCGTTATAAATAATCGTTCTAGGGGGCTGATATCGTCAGCCCCCTATATTTTTTTACCCGCCAAGGCTCCGGCTTTGGTGGGCTTTTTTTGCCTGCTCCGCTAATCGCGGGGCGGGCGTTGTTATTCTATTCCGCCCCTTGCCACCTATGCACCCGCATATGCGGTCCGATATCATACCCCTATACCTTTACCGCTCAATGCTGTTCCACGGCTCTTGTGACGTGCTAGGGGGCTTGTTGGTGATATCTTTACAGTATTGTTAATTATTGTGACGTTCTACAATGCCCCTAGCGTGCGCCCTATGACGTTCTAATGTGTTACCTATAAAACTACTACACTAAATGTTAAAACGTCATACGGGGCTTGCTAGCCGCCTTGTGGTGCGTGCATGATTTTTCGATAAAATCACCGCCGCCCAAAGGTCAACCCCTCAGGCGGCGTGTTTTCGGCTGCTTTCTTGCCGATTTTCTGCTCATATTTATTTCGGCTATTGCGTGTGAAAATTTTTACGTTTCCGTGTGCGTTTCATAGTCGCTTGGCATAGTCGCTTGATAGTCGCTCGGCGTGTGAGTAATAGTCGCTTGCTATTCCTCAGCTTCCGAAGCTTCAACGTCTATGACCTCAGTTTCTTTCATGAGCTTCTTTGCAAGCTCATCGTCGGTCAGATTGTCGCCGAGCTGATTTGTCTTTGTAACCTCAACTTCCTGTTTGTCGGTCATTCCGTAGTAATTCTTTGCACGGAAGATGTAAGTCACAGGATTGAGCTTGCCTGCTTGCACCAATTTTGCGTCAAAAGCACGCATAAAACTCTTGGCATTTTTTATAATCTCTGACGTTGAAACGTTCAACTCCCCCTCATCAAACGGGTGTGTTCTGCCTTTTTCCCAATCCCAGACAGTCTGGATTGAGTAGCCTGTGAACAGGCACATTTCCTCAACGGTAGGAACGATATTATTTTCAGCGCAGTGTTTAAAATACTTGTCAAGTCTGTCGGCAAGTTCTGCATTTGACTTTACTTTTGGCTGTTTGTAAGCAACATAGACTTCTCTGACCATTTTTCCGACAAAAGCACTATCTTTCGCAAGAGCTGTCTTGTTGGACGTACCGAAGTTATTCTTACCGCCTCTGCCTTTTACAACATCATTTGCCATTCTGAACACCTCCTTGGATAATTTCATTGATCGTGCGACAGCCTACCTTGTGAACACGATAGACAGTCGAAGGTGAGATACAAAGTTGCTCGGCAGTTTGTTCCTGCGTGAGCTTTTGAACGTAAATACATTTCATTACAGCATAGATATGTGGGTCTGAAATGCAGCTGAGATAATCAGCGTAATACTGTCCAGATTTTGAGTTCTGTTGCATTATAAAACCTCCTTGGTGACAGGTGTGACGGAATGACGGCACTTTGTGACAAAATTCCGTTTTTCTATATGTATTTATATTTATTAATATTTGTACTTTGTTAAAAGTATCTGTCATTCTGTCACTGACCCCCCGCAAAGCTAGGAATATAGGGGCTGTGACAGGTGACGGATTACCCGTGACAGATGTGGTTTTGTATCTGTCACTAACGAGAACAAATGTGCGTTTATGAATATATTATTAACGTTTGAAGAGTTGGTGACGGGTCGTGACGGATAACGTGTCGGATTAAGCGAAAGTATCTGTCACCGAAATGTGGTGAAAATACATGTTCGGTCAAAGAAGTTCATCAAAGCCGTCACCATTAAAAATACTGATTTTCTGCTGAGGGTTTTTAAGCTGATAACCTCGCTCAGAGTTGTTTCGTACAGCAATAAATTTGTCTTCTGTAAGTCGCTTGAACTCTCGGCTGAATGACGAAAGTGCTTTGGCGTGATGACCTGTTTCTTCACACCATATGCGGTAAAACTGATACAGCTTTGTGTTGCTGATATAGTCGGTGTTTTCATCATTAAAATACTTAGCATACGGCTCTTCGGAAACAAACTCCGAAACAGGGTTGATAACCTCGCGGAAGGATTGTTTGAGGTCCTCAGAGTCGTCCGTTACAGTGAATGCGCTGGTTTGTCTGAGGCGGTTATAGCCTTCGAGTATCCAATTGAAAATTGCAGGCTTGTCCGCAAGAAGCTTGTCCTTGAGAGTGCGGTCTGCCTTCATTTCGTTCGGTTTGCTGGGATCCGGCTCGTCCACAAAGCGGCGTGAGAATTTAACGAAAAGCATACGGCGTTCAAGGCCATATGAGAAGTCCTTAAAGTGCGGAATGTTGTTGCACGCAAAGATAAATTTCGTTCGTGGGATAAAGTCCACAAAGTCCTTATGCTTGAAACAGCCTGAGATAGCACCGCCTGCAACGACTTGCTTGAACACGGACTCTGCGCCCTTCACGTCCGTGTTGGTTTCCTCACCGAAGTTGACGAGAGAATTCATCAGCTTAATGCGCTTGAAGTCCTCAACAAGGCCTGACAGCTCGAAAGTCGTTTGAGCATCTTTCGGGAAAATGGATTGCAGGGTTTCAATGTACACGGACTTGCCGTTGGAACCTTCTCCGAGAAGAAAAGCACATGACTGCAAGGAACAGTCTGTATAGAGAATATATCCTGCTATCTCCTGCAAGAGTGACATACGTTTGGCGTCGCCTGCTGAAACATCGTATATGAATTTGTTCCAGCGCTCAGAAGTTGTGCCGGGGACGTATGGAAAATTGAACTGTACCGTTAGCATATCAGACGGAGAGTGTTCACGGAATGTGAGGTCTCTGAGGTCTAGCGTGCCGTTGATGAAGCTCAAGAGAGGTTGCTTGTTAAACTGTTCTTGAGTTATACAGTCAGTGCGGAGAAGCTTCGTAATTGATGTGAGCTTGCTGCCTGTGCGATATGAGCCCAGCTCACGGGATATGTAGCCGCCAATGACATCATCATCGAGAGCTTGCCAGTAGCCATGCGAATATTCGTAGAAGCCCACGTTGGCAAGGTATCTGAGATTATGTCGCTTGGCAACGTATTTGGCTATGATATCCTCGTTAGGGGATGCGAAGCAGGACTTGCGTAGCTCGTTGAGATAGTCGTTAGACATCTCAGGGCGGTATATCGAGATGTTCTCACGGATAGCTGAGAATAAGTCTGACAGCTCAGGTTTGGCTACCCAGCGTGCGGCTTCGTGGCAGAACTGCTTGAGTTCCTCGCGATCCGTAAGTCGCTTGGCAAGTTCATTGACACCTGGGGCGGCATTGTCAACGAGATCTGCAAGTGGATAGCCGTGTGAGTAATACTCCGACACGTCCTTGAATGCTGGCGGTATAGCCGCTACCTTGAAAGGTATGCGGTGTGAGAATAGTTGTTTGCCAAGTTTAAGAGTGAATTTTCTGCCAGGCTCGTCGGTGTCGAAACTAAGCAGGACATATGGAAACTGCTTAGCGGCTGAGATTACCACAGGAAGCTGTTCGCGATTAGATTTGCTGAAAGCTCCGCCCATAGTCGCTAGTATCGGATAGTTTTCCTGCTCATAGCTTAAAGCGTCAAACGCTCCCTCGCAGATAACGAGAGGGAGGTTGCTTGACGTGCGATTGAGTGTGTGCATACCCCAGATGACAGCTCGGTCAGAGTTGTCTGAGGCTGGTGGCTTGAGATACTTGACCTTCTGCTTATCCGACGTTGCGCGAGCGTTCCAGGAGGCTATGTATCCGTTTTTGAAATAGGGGATACATATACGATTAGCAGCATAGTGTTCGGCTACTTTGTCGGGGAGCTCTACGCGATAGCCCTCGCCCGTGTAGCCGATTTTCAGGCGGTTAATGGTCTGATCGTTGATGTTACGGCCATGCAGATAGTCGATATCCTCGGGGCGCAGCTGAGAGTGCCACTTCTCAACGAGTTTTGTGCGAGAATCGAGTGCGGATTTCCAATTGTCCGTCTGATAGTTGAGGGTTACTCCTGTGAGATCTGCGAGTTTATGAAGTGCTTCTGCTCGGTTTCCATTAAATTCACAGTTGGCGCAGAAGTCGATAACGTCGCCGCCCTTGGAGTCTCCGTGGTCATAGTAATAGTCGTCGTAGACAACAAACGATGACTTGTTGTTTGCTGAGGACCGCAAAGGGGATACGCATCTGTCGCCTGGTTTGTTTATTGCAAGACCTATCCTGCGTGCGTACTCGACGCAGGTAAGTCGTTCTTTGATTTGTTCGAAAGCTGTTGCTGACATTTAATCACCTCGTCTTGGTACGCTTTCAGTGCTTTAAGTTCTTGCTGAGCTTTAATTCCGTCGGAATAAGTCGGTTGCTCGGTTTTGGATTTGAGTTTACGATAATCAATGTCATCGTCGAACGATAAGCCGAGTGCTGTAAGATCTGCTTGTCCGCATATCTTGACGTCTGATTTGAGATATGCAATTAGTTTTGCGTATCTCTGTGAGCCGATGTTGCAATTCAAGCGCAAATGTATCAGCATACATTTCAAGTTGTTTTGTAGTGCAAGAAAAATCTCAGCAGGGAGCTTGCCGTTAAGCCTGAAAATAATATCGTAGGTGTCGCTGTCGCTGATGTTCAGCTTGCGGCAAAAATCTTCAACACGGAAATCGTATGCTTCTGCATCATAGTCGTTCATATGTTTTGTAAACTCGGCATATGATGATGTAAAGTCGGTTATGGTTTTTTTGTACCAGTCGTGTGGAAACAGCTGTTTGAGAGCAATTACCACAGTCGCAAAGGTCTTGAAGTTTGCATCAACAATGCCTTTGAGCTTGTGGTTTCGCTGATAATCTCTGATTTTTCTGTTGGTCATATGGAAATACCTCACTTGGTTGTGATTATGCGTGCCTGCCAGCACGATGAAAGATAGTTGAGATTAAACAGGCAAGCGGGGGCGACTCCGTAAGTGCTGTTCGCAAAGTAGCTGTCCAACTCTCCTGACGGAATGATGTTACGCACGCTGAAGGCGTCGCCGACGGTACAAGAGCGAGGGGTAAGCGTCCATACCCAATCATCATACTTAGGCATAAATTTTCTGTATTTTCTGTACTGATCGCAATCGATAAGTGTTACATAGTCTTCGACGGTACCGTACTTATCGTCGCCGTTATCTGCTGTCAAGGTAGAGAAATTGGCTAGCAGTGCACCTTTGTCAAAATTCTCGTCAAGAAATTCACCGTTAAGCCATTTTCGTAGTGATGATGTTCTCCAGTTGTTGCAACCGTCCTCATATTCATCGTTAAACGGCATATTAGCGATTGCCTTAGCGGCTACTGCAAAAGCAATTTTGTTTCCTACATCAAGGCAAACCCATTCGATACCTTTGTACTCAAAGTGGTCTCCTGCTTTGATTTCATTTATCGATTTTTCTTCCGACAACGCAGAATGGATTGCCACTTCAATTTCATCAATGTGTGCTTCGACGAAATTGTTTATGATTTTTTTAATGTCCATTTATATACCACCTTTCAAGAGTTCAGGATCGTCATAAACGTTTCCGACAATCTCAAGTTCACATCCGTATACATTGTCAAAGTCAACCGTAAATGTAGAACAGGTTATGACAAATCTGGCTGTATCATTATCCCACTGTACAATACCTCGTTCTTCTTCGTAATCGTACCATACAACATCACCCTCAAAAATCTTATTGTCGTTCGTGTCGGTAAGACCTGTATACTGACCGACCGTTTCAGGGTCAATTTCGGCCGTATATAATGCACTTGCATAATCGGGAATGATATAGTCTTTTTCTTTTCCTATCCAACCATAGCGGCAGGGATAGCCCTGAACCCATTCACCATTGTCGGTGCGTTTGCCACGAAATAATATTTCTCGCATAACATCCTCCTACTACTTCCTTGTTTTTTTTGTTATGTATTTATCCAACCAACAACAGGTGGATCGTTGTAATTACCCTTCTCCCAAACAAACCAAGCATAACATTTTGCCGACGACATCCGCTTAGCCTTTCCGTCTTTATCATATATAATATTTCCATACTTGTCTTTTGCATTAAAATCTCCATTCATTCCACAAAGAAGTCTTTTAGCTGCGACCCATATTCTTACTGGTGGCTTATTTTTAAATAAATCAATCCTGCTTTCACTTTCAAGAAACTGTATCGGCAAAAACATTGCGACCTTTTTGCCGTCTTCTATAAGTTCAAGAGAGTGTTTTACCCATTCTAATGCCTTTGAATATGGTGGATTTGTAACGATATTGTCCCCCAGTGATTTATTACACCTGAAGAAATCAATGCCGCCTTTGCCATATCCCCTTTCCATAAGATCTGTACAAATGACTTTATACCCCGATTTTATCATTGGCTCCGCTAAGTGGCCCTCACCACACGCATTTTCCCATATACTACCACTAAAGTTCTCGACTTTTAAAAGTTCTTCAACCGCTTTTGGTTCGGTGGCATAATAATCATGTTCAGCCCTATCGTGGACTGTATGATTGCTAGCACCAAGAGTTACAAAAGTGGTTTTTTTATTTCCTTTCCAATCTTTGTTCATATGTAATTTCCCTTTGTATCTCATTCTTTAAATTCTTCCATTCTAGCTCCGCAGTTAGGGCAGTATGGCGTTGCATCGCATTCATCATGCCCATACCAACCGCAGACCGAACACACAGGTACTCTTACTGTAATATGTTTCTTCATAATCATGATTTTCTTGTTGACATTTGTATTGTCTACGACAGTACAATCATGACCATTAGTGTACTCTTCTTTTATGCCAAGTTTGTTAGTCGGTACAAGTTTTGTGCGTTCGTGAAATATCCACTTTCCGTGCTTCACCTCCTGCACGTCTGCGGCAGGTTGTTCGTTGATTATATCAGCGATACTGCTGTTATCACCCAGAATGCCTGTTATGCCCTTTTCGTATATCGGCATACACGCCGCCGATAATTCGTTAATCAGATTGTCTGCGTCAATGTATTTTGCCATTTGCTATACCTCCTAAAACGTTACTGTAACATTTAACACTGCAGCCGCTAACCAGTAGACAGCTTTCTTGTAGTCTTTCTGCACGGCGTATATAATTGCCGCTCCCACGTCTAGCAAAATCAGCAACAGTGGGAATATGTATTCGGACTTAACCATGTTACCCCTCCTCAAATTGTAATATTCATTTTTCATCTGGCAACACCGTCCATTTTAATGCCGATACCATTCACGTCAACAGCCGTATCAGCAACACCGAAAATAACCTTGCCTATTGCTGTAGATACGTCACCCTTGTGATAATTGTCTACGGTCATCTTGAATCCCATTCCTGATATCGTTACCTTATCCTCCGCCAGATTGACAGCCCTGAAAACCTTGCCGTGCATAGCGTTCTCATACACACCATGCAACTTTTCCAGTTTATTCTGACTTACGCCTGTCTCCCGCAAGATAGACGAAAGTTTATGTTCGTCAATTGTCGGTATCTCAGTTTCATGAGCATTTTGGTCAACAAATGTGGAAATCTTGTCATTCACAGTAGTGATAAGGTCATAGTCAAGCTCATCACCCACAACACTTGTGAGGATATCCTTGAAAGTTTCCTTTTCGTTCTGACAGGTCATTGAGAACTCACAACCCAGAAGCTCTTCCACAACGGAAGTGTTCGGCTTTTTGGCGTTTTTCGTGTAGTAAAGCACTCCGTTGGTATCAGGTGCACGATCATTGAAAAGGGGAAACAAAAAGCCGTCACTTGGCAGTTCAACAATTCTGTCGCATGACTCTTTCTTAGCGATAGAGTTGTCCTGCTCGTCATACACAAGCCCGTCAATACGCAGATTTACAGGGCAAAGTGCCGTGATGATGAAGTTGTAATCCGTGTCAGCCTCTTCCTCAAACTCGTCCATTTTGTTCTTTTTCAGCACAGAATATGTACAATGAGCCATGAAAATGGTATATGTTGACACATGCTCAACCTTTTCAACTATGGCGTTCAGGAAGTTGTCCACCTTTTCCTCATCAAGCAGCTTGCTTTGCAATGTTTCATACATGAAAGGCTGTGCCCCGCCCTCAAGATATGCGTCCTTTGGAAACGAATATTCCAGCAGATTTTTGCCGATAGAGCCGCTGAGCACCTTTTTCAGGTTTATCATTATCAGCTCCGCCTCATCCTGCGGAATGGTGTTGTAAAGCTGATTGGTCTTGCACTTTATGTTCTTTTCAGCGTCCACAAATGCCGTAACAACGTGGTTTACTGTGAAAAGTCCACAGTCGTCGCTGAATATTCTCTTGATCTCGTTAATTTCTTTCTTGTTCATGTTAATCCTCCTCAAATCTCGGACACTCCGTCACAGTATACGAATGTATCATGCCACCCTTTTGTGCCTTGTAAATTCTGTGCTGATGCGTTTTCCAACCGACAACAGGCTGTCTGTCTAGTGACCAGCTGCACCCTGTTATTTGTTCGCCTGTCAGCTTGTCCCTCTTTGGCGCTGCGTGTTTGCAGTACCAACAGAGTGTCGTGGCAGCACTGCATTTCACAGCCACTATCTTGTCTTTGAATTCTTCGCAGATTGAATGCTGATAGTTGACTACCATTGGTTTTAGGCCGAATTTCATTTGACGAATGCACAGCCCATATTTTCCGTTCTTCCTGCCACAGTTGTCAGGTGACTTCTCAAAATATTTACAGCTTGTGCAGAATTTGTTGTTACCCATGTTATCACTCCAACATCTCTAAGTTTATATATATAGATAGACTCAGTACAGCTGTAACGATTGTGTCTACACTTCGTGGTTGTACTTCTCCATACATTAAAATCTCAAGTATTTGCCATGATAAGCCGACCAAACTCCATATACCAACTGCTGTGAGAATTTCTTTAAAAATTTTTATTTTACTCATATGTTCCTCCTTTTGTGTTCAATGTGTGAAAGTCCTGCGTTTTGTTTGTTATGCCCATTGACAATCATATCCTATGGTGATATAATGTAGAAAATTTCAAGAAAGGAGTGATAAAATGTTACAGCTGCTGCAGTCCTTGTGGTCAATCATTAAGATTTTTGCATTTGCCTTTGTGAAATTCGTTGATACCGTCCCTGTCCTTGGTGGTCTGCTCATAGTATCGATTGCCGTTGGGCTTTATACATTTATCAAGAAACGTTATCGAACATAATCTTATGCCGCCCTACGGGGCGGCTTTTTATGTATTAAATCTGAATTTTGTAACGGCGATTGGAAATTCTTCAATCTCCGATGCCCACACGCAAGAACCTTTTCCGTTAAGTGTTTCCCATATCAACGGAAATCCGCCGATGCCGTCGAATAGGCTAGCCATTGTGGTATCTGCTCCACAATAAAGCGTAAGTTTTTGAAGAACGTAGAACCTATTCGGGATTGATATGCTGTTACCTAGTGCCTTATAACGTGCACTATCGGTTACTTTCTTCCTCTTGCCGTTGCCATCCGTGTACTCTCTTATCGGGTCTTTGTATTCGTTGCCCTCTTCATCAGTGTACACATTGTATCCGACTATCTCGCCTATTGCCGTCCATCCGTCTGGATAGCCCTGTAATCGCTCACACTCAAGGGGCGTAAGTCTGCGTACTATGCCGTTCGATAGCTCTATAATGGCTTTCTGGTCGTGCATACAGTCCAATGTACCAACTTTCTCGCTGACTTTGAGTTGAGATGTCTGCCCATTTCCGATGCACACAGCACCGGGACCTTTTGAAACTATTGTGTAAGCAGGTCCGTTCTCATCGATACCGATATCATACTTAGCATTGATTCCCTGATTATAGGCGGCTCGATCGATGGTAAATACCATAGGAGTGTTACCTCCTTCTGTACCCATTTTGCCGTTAAGTGTTTGCACGATATTATTCTCAGCCATTTTAACACGGCTGTCCTGCGGATGATTTTCAAGAGCAATGAATACAGTTTCATCAAGTGATGTACTCGATAGCATAGGACTTCTACCTTCTTCTAAGCCAATACTGCGTGCTTTTGCTCCGTTGCGGCTTTTAAAACCATAAACCAGCCTGCCTTTAACGTCTGAGTTGTGCTTAGGTGCACCCGCTCCAGCACGCAGAGTACTAGCGACATCTGAAAACACAACAGCAGGAACATTTCCGTGCATTTCCGCTCGTATTGTTGGCGCAACTGTTGCGGTATCATTACCACTCAGAGAAGAGCCGCCTTGATCGTTAAGCAGCGGAACTACCGCAGGGCGGTCAACAGTATTAAGCGTGTAGCTTACGTTTTCCGTCCAACCCCTGCCGTTACATCCTGCGGTCAAGGCTCTGTCAATGCAATTACCTTGAATGCAATATGCGGTTGGCAATGCTCCATGTGACTCTGCTCTTAGAGTTTCTGCTTTGTCACCATAAAAGCTGCCTCTGCTATTGATTGACACTGCAAGGCTGCTTTCAGCAGGGGAGGGAGCGGCTTTCCACGACGTTCCGCACGGGTCAGTATTCCGTTGCAAGCTTTCGTGCTCAAAGAGTATTTCGGGTGCGGTGAAGCCTCCAAAATCTGCGACAAGTGCGATTCTACGTCTACGCTGGGGTACTCCCCAAAACTGTGCATCGAATACTCGCCACGCAACGCTCCATTTTCTTCCCATATCATCTCCTGTGAGGCATCCTGCTGTTGGCCAGCCTTTTTGAGGGACAGGAATAGCGGGGGCTTTCGGCTCAATGACTTTGACTGTTTCTTGCATCTTCCTGTTCTCGTTCTCATTTCTTAGGATCACCTCTTAGACCTTCCAAAAATTTTGGTATCCTGTCATCAGCATTCATAAGTCCCTGAATAACACCTATCATTCGTATAGTCTTGTCAAGCAGCTGTTCTTTCGTCATTCCGCTCAGCTCTGATGTGGGAGAAATGACCTTGTTTATCTCGTTTGCGATGTGTATCTCTGTCTTGAAGATATCTTCCCACATCTGCATATTCTTAACACCTGCAAGGTATTTCTTCTTTAATACCGAAGCTTCGTCTTTTGTCACGATAGGGACTTTGTTCTGTATATCAGCGGGGAGCTTGCTTACAAGACAACTCATTTTGTATCTAGCATACAAGCAGTGCATCTCCTCATAGAACATATTTTCCGACATTGACATATTTTCTGGCAAATCGCCCTCTTCTTTCAAAGCAACGATTTCGATTTGTTTTAATCTTTCATCAGTTGTTGGCATAGTAGTTTCGCCTCCTCAGCGGACCTTGCGACCCCGGCAACAAAGCCAAGGTCACGCATACGGTCAATAAATATTTTCTGTTCTTCTCTCAGTTTTCCGTCGGCATTCTTACACTCTATGAATGCCGTTTTTCCACCTTTTGCAAAGCACACCAAATCAGAAAAGCCTTTAGGCAGTCCGTCTACTTTACGAGGATTGAGGAGTACCATTGATTTATACTCCTTTGAGTAAACCATTTTCCCCTGATAGAATGTGCCTGCATTTGTTCTGAATACAACACTATCTTGTGAAGATAACGCAAGGCGGATTTCGTTCTGTATCTCGTGTTCTGACTTACTCATTTCTAGGCTCTCCCATAGTAATAGCAGAGTATGAGAAATGTTCCTTAGCCTCTTCATACACCTTGAGCATATCTTCGCTCAGTGTTTCCTTGAATGTATTGGTAAGCATTTCAAATGCCAGTATCCAGAACGGAACGTCATACTGATTGATGTGTGCTTCTTTTATGATCTCGCTTGTGATGATATCAATTGCCTTGAGCGAATTTACGTTGGCATTAGCAAGCGTAATTGCAATTGAATTTACAGGATTGGTGTCAATACCAATTGCCTGGCTACCTCTCATCATTTAAACCATCCTCTCTGTTTTGCTTGGACATATGCCCATTGTGGCTTATATCCTCTCATTTTTGCAAACGCAAACAGTTCTTGAAGCGTCTTGCAATCCTTGGCGGACTTGTATTCCTTGACCTTGTCATCTGCTTCTCTACGTTTGCTTTCCTTTATTTCTTCAAGCTCTATCTGCTTGATATTTTTTATTTCCTGTCTAGTCAGTTCCTCAGCCGCTCCACAATACGGACATTTCTTTGCAGACGTTGGTCTGTATGTAGCAAAGCATTTTGAACACTGTCGTATCTGTAGCGTGCCGTCTGCGTTATATTCCTTTTCAGGCTTCGGAACGCTGTTTAAGCTCCACTCTCTGTCATCATCAGGCAAGCCGTGTCGCTTGTAGTTGTTGACGTGATCGAGAATTATTGCCGTCTTGCCCTCTTTCGGGCGCATACACCGCATAGATTGCTGGATAAACAGCGTTAAGCTCATTGTCGGTCTTAACAGTATGCAACACTCGCAGTCAGGGCAATCGAAACCCTCTGATATCAAATCAACGTTGCAAAGGATTTTTATTTTTCCTGCTCTGAAATCGTCTGTAATGCGTTCTCGCTCACTCTTAGGTGTATTGCCGTCAAAGTGTACAGCATTAATTCCAACCGCTCTGAACGCTTCTGCAACGCTCTCAGAGTGCTTAACGGAAGAACAATAGCATATCGTTTGAAGCCCGTCAGCATATTTGCGATAGTTCGCTATAACATCGCCAAACACCGCTCTCGTGGAAAGTAGCTCAGCTGCTTGCTGTGGGTCAAAGTCCTTGCCCTTGCGTTTGAGTGCCGATAGGTCAGCTACGCTTGGCGCAAAGTACCTATAAGGGGATAAATATCCTTGAGCAATAAGCTCTTTGGCAGTAATGCCTACTACCATATCATCAAAGCAATCTTTAAGTGGCTTGCCGTCAAGTCTGCTTGGCGTTGCAGTCAGCCCAACTACGAATGCCTTTGGAAAGCGTTCAAGTATTCTCTGATACGTCCTAGCCGTTATATGGTGGCACTCGTCAATGACAATGAAGTCAGGTGCTTTGTACTGTTCTGGGTACTTGTCAAGAGCATTTGCAAGTGTGGCAACCATGCCTACAAGAATTGTGTTGCGCTGAATACCAAAGCGGTCAAATGTTGCTATGGTTTGATCGAGCAGTTCTTTTCTGTGTACCAAAAACCACACTGTGTTGCCCTTGTCCTGCGATTTGTCAGCCATGTATGCAAATATGGCTGTCTTACCAGAGCCTAACCACAGGGCGCAACTGCGCAAATGCGCTTTCGCCCTGTACTCATAAGCCTCCTTACTTCATTAATAATTCTGTTTTGATAGTTTCTTAAAGTTAGCATTGTTTTCACATCAGAACGGCACATCGTCGTCATTGAATATTTCCTCGAAGCCGTCAATGTCAAGACTCTGCGTTGCAGGTGAGCTATTCTGACTTGGTGCAGGCTGATTTTGTGGCGGCGTATTCTGCTGTGGCACACTCTGTGACGGAGTCGAACTGTTTCCGCCCGGCTTTGGTTCACCTGTGAATGAAACGTTATCAACATAAACCTCTGTCACATAGTGCTTTGTGCCGTTCTTATCATCATATGTACGGCTTCTCAGCTGTCCCTCAAGGGCTATCATTCTACCCTTGCCGAAATAGTTATTGATAAATTCAGCAGTCTTTCTCCATGCAACGCAGGTGATAAAGTCAGTTTGTTTCTCTTCTCCCTGTTTGTTGTAACTCCTGTCAACGGCTACGTTAAATGACAGCACCGCTGTTCCATTTGTTGTTTGCTTGAGTTCAAGCTCCTGGGTAATTCTACCCATTAAAATAACTTTGTTAAGCATTTGTACCCTCCAAATCTCTTGCGTCAACTATTCTGTCAAGTATCTTGGTGTCCTTGCACCAATCACACCTCTCACACCTTTCAGCTGGATCCTCGACTGTTTTCAACCTTGAAAAGTGTGGTGTGCGTTCTTCAACAAACGCAAGTTTTTCGTCAAGCCATTCCTGTGGAACAGCGAACACGTTAAAATCTGTGTGTTTTTCTTTTGTCGCGGCGGCTATGAAGAACGGCAACTTTTTGCCTTTATTCTGACGAACTATTTCCTGATAAATAGCTCCCTGAATGTCATATCCCCAATATCGTATGAAGCTCTGTTTCTGCTTCTCAGCATCGTTCCAAAGCTTTTCAAAGTCCTTGACGACCTTTAGGTCAACGATTGCCTTGTCAGGGTGATAGCTGTCTATCTTTATTTTGTATGGCACGTCTGCGATTTTACCCGTCATAATGACCTGCTTTTCGCCTGCCATATACTTCATGAACAGCTTGTCATTCTCCACACGCTGGATAATACTCTCAGCCTGTACATAATCAGCCTTAAGCGTTCCGTCACGCTTAAACAACTCTGGGTGCTGAGCCTTGAAAACGTCAAGCGTTCCCTCAAAGTGAGCGTCAACGTATGAGCCTACGAGCAGAGCAGTTGAACTGTCACGCTTGTAATCACCTGCAATGTCCGCAAGTGTCCTTTCCTCACAGTCACAGAAACTCTTGAACTGTGAGCAACTCATATAGTCAAGGTTAGCTTGCTGGGAGAAGTAGTTCTCACTTGTAAGCTGTATCACAGATATGTCACCTCCAGATCATCACTGTCCGTTGTGCGAGTTGCGATAAACTGCAAGCCCTTTTCCTTGCACTTCTCATAAAGTGCAAGTCTGTTCTTTTCGGAAAGCTTCTCAGCTCCGTCAATCAGAATTATCTGTAGGCTGTTAGGCTTGCTGAGGGCAACATCGACGCAAAGCTGTAACTGCTCACCCTCTGACAGATTGCTGACGGGAAGTCCATTTATGAGAGGTATGCCGTCTTTAACTGTCAAACCCTTAACGGGTATTGTTGCTGTCTTAAGTATCTCACCTGGAAGCTCTCTTGCAAGCTCAATCTTGCTTGTGAGTGCCTTAGAATGTTCTTCAAGCGTTTCAAGTTCGTTCTGCATTGATTTCATACGTTTGTATTCGTTGAGGTGCTTTTTCATTTCCTCAGCTGTCTTGACCTCAGCTTGCATTGCAGATATGTTAGCAAGCTGCTTGCCTGTGTATTCATCGGCTACCTTGATGTCGCTGTCAAGCTTTGCGACTTTCTCCCTGTATTCGCTTTCAAAAATCTTAGTCTTGTCTGCTATCTTGTCTGAAAGCGAATTGAGTTTGTCCTCAGCCGCCTTGATTTCGGCTTTCTTGCGCTCGATTTCGCTAGTAAGCTGTTCACGCTCTGCTGCGATAGCAGATTTCAGATTGCTTACTGCTATTTCCATTTCAGCCTGGAAACCTCTGACCTTGTTGTCATAGCTGTCTTTGAAGAGCTTCGCCCTCTCGATGCGAGAGTTGTATTCCTGTGCCTTTGTTATCTTCGTATAGGCTTCGGATAGGTCATATGCTTCCCACTTTTCAGCCTGGAAGCCCTGCGGGATATCCTTTGCGATATCAGATATAAACGCTGTTTTGTTGCGTATTTCTCTGTTGATATCCTGCCTTGCCTGGAAGTAAACGCCCTTTTCCGACTGTATGTCGTTTAGGACTTGCAGTATGTTCTGCTGATAATCAACACCTTGCGGAATTTCACCAAATTTCTCCTTTATCCAGTTCAAATCCCAATTGAACTCAATGAGGTCAAGGATAATTCTGTTCTGTTCCTGTCTTGACATCTGTGTAAACTTGACAGGGTCAATCTGCAGTGGCGTGAACAACTCTCTGACAAATGCTTCTGGGCTTTGAACAGGTTTGCCGTCCTGTCTGATGTTCTTGTAGTCTGCCTGATTGACACGCTTCTTGCGGTCAATAGTCAAACCTGTGTCGGTCTCAATGAAGATTTCACCTTCGCTTTCGCCATTCTTAATGACATAATCACGGCTGCTGTCATTGGTGAGAGCGTACTTTATGCTATCGATGATAGATGTCTTACCTACGCCGTTTGAGCCGGTAACTTCTATTGAGCGTCCGTCCAGTTCTGTTTCAGAAATGCCGAACAAGTTCTTGATATGAATTTTTGTAGTTTTCATTTACAGTACATCCTCCACTTCTCTTACCGCAGGTTTTGAAGAGTCCTCAACTTCGCCTTCGACCTGCACACCCATAAGCGTTTCCGGGCAGTGAACCCTTGCGAAAAATGATGCTGCACGATATGCTAACATCTGCTCGGGCATATTTCTCCATTTTGAGTTGGAAGTCCACCCCTCTGCTTTTGCCATAGCCATTGTGACTGTCGTTCCCTCAAGTACATCACCGTCTTTGTCAGTTGCCTTGACGTAGCAACCTCTGTCGTCAGTACCTTTTGTGCCGACGTAAATCACCTTTACGTCTGTAAATTTTGCTCGGATAAAGCTCAGGCAAGCTTGTCCGCTCCAACTTGGCTTGCCTTTGACCACGTACATTGATTGCATGACCATCATCGGGCTTACGCCCATGCGGTTAGCCATGTCAATGGCTATTGCGGTATCAGCGACCTTACCCTTGTATGCCTGCGGTATGATGTCCGCTTTGCACAGTTCGCTTGCCATTTTGAAATACTGGCGGAAGTCTGAGATAATTCCCGTGTCAGTATGTGATGCGAGCTGTGTCTGCGTAGGTATCTGTCTGATTTCCGCCTGGTTTATGTCGATAATTTCATCCATTATATTTCTCCTCTCTTATCATTGTGAATATGTGGCCTTTGTAGCAAAACCACATCTCAGTTGTTTTATATACATCATCGCCGATGTGATTGTATGATGTAACAGTGTGCAGTGGCGAATATACCGCATCTGCAAGTGCCTTGAAATCGTCCTCACGTGCGAAAAGTTCAATACGTCCGCTTGCGGTTGCATTGTATATTGCTCTGACAGCAGGGAAGTTGCAATCATCGGCTATTTGTGCAAGAGCATCAACGCTGGTGATTATGCTGTTCAACTTTTCGATTGCTGTCATTTCGCCCTCTCCTTTCCAATATAGCTGGCTCTGCCAGTTTAAAATCTCTGCAGGGGTAACGCCTGCTACTCTCCAAACAACCTTTCAGGTGTTTGCAGTCAAGGCAAGAGTAGTTAGTCATTATGCTCGCCTGCCAGCTTCGTGAGCTGTTTCAACGCCTGATAGCTCTTGCCTACGTTATACGCCTTGTGCTGGTCAACGGTGAACATTTGGCTGATGTAGCGTTCAAAATCGTTCAGAACATCTTGCATGCGGGCTTGTTTGGAGGTGTCAGCTATGTAGGCGGCGAAAATTTTCGCACAACTTTCATGCCTTAATGGGCAGGTTTCGCAACTCTCTGCTGTGCAGTAAAGTGCCGCCTTTACGATTTCCTCGTCCGTGAATTTCTTATCCATTGTGGTTCTCCTTTTCAAAATGTATCTTCACAACTTCTATCATTGTAAGATACTCCTTAGCGTATTTGTTATCTCCATGAGTATCTCTTACTTTCTTGGCGAATTCCTCAAGATTTCCGTTGAAGCAACCACACGCAACGCCAATATCACCATTTTTGCATTTGAAAAATGTAGTGCTTCGGCAAGCAGAGCCAAGCCCCTTGGCACAAACATAATCAGCGTTGTCGCAGACCTCAGCGTTGCCGCAGACCTCAGCGTTGCCGTAGACCTCAGCGTTGCCGCAGACCTCAGCGTTGCCGCAGACCCAAGCGTTGCCGCAGACCTCAGCGTTGCCGCAGACCTCAGCGTTGCCGTAGACCTCAGCGTTGCCGTAGACCTCAGCGTTGCCGCAGACCTCAGCGTTGCCGTAGACCCTAGCGTCGCCGTAGACCCAAGCGTCGCCGCTCTGACTTAGGTTCTTTTCGCTTTCTACGTATCCGCCCAAGTCACCAACTTTGACATTTCCAAACGATATCAACGCTTTTATACGGAATAGTTTTCTGCCGAAGTGTATTTTTGTGTCCGTTGTCAATTCAAATTTCTTATCCATTGTTGTCACCGCCGTTTTCTATCCTCGTAAGCTCCTCTTTCACCTCAAGCATTGCCCGATATGACTGTCCCAAGTCAAAGGCTTTCTGTTCTTCGTCTTCCATACGTTCGTAAATGTCCAGTATCAGCTCGCAAGCCTTGTAAGCCTTTTGAGCTTCTTGACAAATCTGCTCTTTTGTGCTATCATCAATGTGTATGTTATCGGTATCTTCTTTTGCAGATACCTCCGAGCTTGTGCCTGTTGCCGCAGGTGCAGGCTCGTTTTTTATGCATTCAAGAACATTCTTCATAAAATCAGTAATGCAATTACCTCTATTTATAAACGGACAAGCTCCACAGTTGCCTGCTATACAGCATTCTGCTGCAAGAATTATTTCATCTCTCGTCAGCATTCTTCTTCCTCCCACTCAAATCTTCCCTTACCACTGTTACGCCACTGACCGATTCCTCTCAGCCTGCCGTAATCCAACCACTCTCTTACGGCTGTTTCCATGTCGTCTTTTAGAATGACGATTGTAAACTCGACTGTCGCTCCTGCAGGTACTGTCTCAGAATGTGCCAGTGCAACACGTTCGCCCTGCGGTGTGCTTGCTCTCAACGGTCTCTGACACTCACCCATGCCGCCCTTGAATTCGTATGGGATTTTTCGTTCCTCAACGAAGATAAGTCCGTCAATCTCTTTCTTGTACGCTTTGATTTTTGAACTAGCCGTGCCTGATACCTTTTTCAGAACACCGCAAGCGTCCTTGAAGAAGCCTTTTACCTGATAATCCCACAGGAATGGTGTGCCGTCTTCCAGTGTCGGGAACACTGTCATGGACTTTTCGACTACCTCAGCCACGCCAAGTGCGGCTATCTCTTCTTCACGGCTCTTTGCGTCAGGTGCTTTCGACGCGATATACTCATCGTGTATCGTTGTCGTCGAATTTGCCGTTCCCAGAATTTCTTCGGTGAACGTCAGTTTTACCTTGATTTTTTTCATGTTTTCCATGTTTTTGACCTCCGTTAAAATTAAATTTTTTTGCTAGGCCCTTGCGCCGCGATGCTTCTCAGTGCCTTAGCTAATCAATGCCATTCCTTTGCTATGCTTGTCGCCACATCACTTTTGCCTTGTCATAGCTACGCAATCCTTTGCCAGACCATTGCGTTTCATCGAATTGCGTTTCAAAGATTTGCATTTCCTTTGCATAACACCGCCAATCTGCGCCATGCTATGCCCTAGCTTTTCGTTGCGTGTCAAAATTTCGCCTCACCTTTGCTTATCGAAACTCAGTTTAGCTTCGCCTTTGCCTATCTAAACGGTGCTGTGCATACCTAGCCGTTGCGAATCTATGTCAATCAATGCTGTGCCGTTGCTTATCGACGCTAGGCCGTTGCAAGTCTATGTCATTCAATGCTATGCCGTTCAGCGCTCTGCCGTTGCTTTGCTGTCCAAATCAACACCTTCGCACTTCGCAGCCGTTCACAGGTTCGCTTTGCCGTAGCTTATGCTATCCAGAGCTAAGCCATTGCCACTCAGTGCCATTCATAGCAAATCCGTTGCGTTGCAAATCTAAACTCTGCCGTCGCTGTTTTCGTCGTCACTATCATCATCACGACCGTGTTCATGTTCCCATTTGTGCTGGTCTATGATACATGCTATGAATAATATCACAGCGTAGAAAACCGCCAGAACCACGATTGTTGCGCCGATTATTGCGGCTATAAACATACCCTCTGACACTTTACCACTTTCCTTTCGTCTGTATCTCGACCTTGACAACAGGTCTTGCAGTTTCCTTCATTGCCTTCTCCAGTTCCTCACGAACTGTGTCTTCGGCGGTTTCTTTTATATTGCGGTATAGTCCATATACCGCTAGAGCGAATAGCGCCACACATAACGCTATTGCAGCCACGAATCTGATGATCTCCAGCGTTGCTATCATGTTGTTCATTTCTTTACATTCCTTTCTTTGCAGTACCTGTCGAAAACTTCGGCAGGGTCTATTCCTATGATTTTGCAATACAAGTAGATTTCATTTGCTTGCATTGAGCCAAACTGCTTTTCTCGCTGGCTTAACGCTGACTGCGTAATACCTGCATGTTTGGCTGCCTTTTCTTGCGTGAGACCTTTCTCGGCTCTTGCAGATTTAAACACTCGTGACATCACATCATCTGCTGTTATTTTCTTTGCTGGCATTGCTTTCACCCTTTGTATCTTGCCGCAGCAAAGTCAATGCACATTTCCGCAACATATCTCAGTGACGTTTTGCTTTTGAATGCAAGTTCACGGAGCATTGTGTAATAATCTTCACCGATCTGAATGACCTTTGTCGGTTGCTTTTCCTCAGGAAAGATATAAAATGTGTCTGATGTGTCGTCAAAGATTTCTTTTGCTTGTGGTATCTCAACACCGAGAAGTTCACAAAGCTTGAGTTCCGTTGCCTTGTCCTTTATCGTTGATCCGTTTATCCAACGATAAATACTTCTCACGTTTACGCCACACAGCTTAGCAAATTCCTTGTAAGTTACGTGATTGTCCTGACAATAGTGGACAATAAGCTTGCCGTACATTGTTCTCCCTCTCCTCTCTAAAGCTCTATGTGCAGAGCCGCTGAAATAGCTTTCGCCACGTTATCTGAGCGATCTCGGCTATCTGTGTTACTCATGAACACGTTTATTGTGTTCTCGCTGTAACCTGTAAGTTTGGCGAGATCCTTTCTCGTCATGCGGCGAAGCTTAAGTTCTGCATAGACTTTTGCAACGAAATTCTGATAGTTCATTCTTAAAATGTTCACCTCCAAAACACATAAATTTTGTAAAAGAACCTTGACAAACAAGGCAAAAAGAGCTATTATATAAGTGCGACCAAATATAATATAAACGAGCTATTTTGAAAATTGGGACTTTCAATATGGCTTGGTTTTGTGTTGTCTTTTTTGTATAATTTCTTTTACAAACTTATTATATTTCATCAATTGAGGAATGTCAAGGCTTATTTCATCATTTGATGAAATATTGGCGTATATTACAAAATAAGACCGATATATTTGTTCATTTGTTACATAATTTACAAGGCGGTCATAAAAATGAATGAATTTATAAGTACATTAACAGAATTGATTCACGAAAAGGGAATAAGCAAGAACAAAATGCTTACAGATTTAAAGCTTAGTAAAAACTCTTTTGTCAATTGGGAAAAGCGTGGCAGTGTACCTAATGCAGAAACACTACAGTTAATTGCTAATTACTTTGGCGTTTCTACCGATTATCTTTTAACAGGCAAAGAAAAAACCTCTGCAGGCATTGAGCTATCCGCAGAGGAAATAAAAGTTATTGAATTAATCAGAAGTCTTTCGGACGAGAAAAAGGAAATTTTCAAGAAGTTTTTAAATTCACTTTAAATGGGAGGTGTAGTTATGCTCCAAACAATACTTGTGTTGCTTATCATTGTTGCGGCGTTTGCGTTGACAATGGTAATTTTAAAAGTGCAGGAAAGGCACATCAGAGAAGACGGGGCAAATTACGAAGAATATGTTTATAAACGTGACCTTCGTAAGAATAAAAGTGAGCAAATCGCTGCAATAGTGCTACTTATAGTAGGCTGTATAGCAACTATTGCTATCGGAATTGCAATTAATTAAAAAAATTAGGAGGAGATATTATGAAAAAAATTATAACAGGGATAGTTACACTTACAATGGCGTTAGGTATGACAGCTTGCAGTGACAGTGGCGAAAATAATAACAGTACAGCAACGTCAACCACAACCTCAACTGCAACCGAAACTACTACAGTTGCAACTACGCCGAGTGAAGAAACTACAACCACAACCACAACATCAGCAGATATCACTACCACAACAGAGCAAACAACAACCACTACTGTCACAACTACAGAAGAAACTACCACCACTACTGCTAAAGAAACAAAAGAGCAGGTGCTAATAGATAGCAACGGAATAAAAATCACGTTTAAGGGAATGGACTATAGTGACGGAATATTCGGACCAGAAGTTAAGTTGTTAATTGAAAACAACACTGATAAAAATTATACTGTACAGGTGCGTAATTTTTCTGTCAATGGATTTATGATTGAAACTTCAATGTCAACAGATGTAAACGCCGGCAAGAAAGCTAACGACACTATAATAATAGAAAATTGGTCATTGGAAGATAACTCAATCTCAGCAACAGATTTGCAAACGTTAGAGTTTAATTTTAGTATTTTTAACTCTGATGATTGGACGGATAGCTTTGACTCTGAAACCGTAAACATTCAACTTTAAAATAAAAAAAGCCAACTCAAATGAGTCAGCTCAGAACTATGTACCTTTTGTTTGTTTTTGCTTCAGATCCTCTCCTTGTTCCTTGGCGAGTTCAACTAATTTGTTTAGCGCCTTTTCTAACCCGTCAGGGGATAAGGATCTCAGCTTTTCAATCATTTCTAGCTCTTCGTCTGTTATCTTCACATTAGACCATTCCTTTCCCTTTTCACATAATAATACAATAAGACCAATATATTGGCAATAAAATTCCACTAAACAGGAATTTATTTGTGAATTACGACCAAATCTGCAAGTTCGCATTTGAAGAAAATTACCAAAAGCACTATGGTGTCTAATCTTGGTACACTTTCACCTGTTTCGATTTTCGACAGGGCGGATTTGCTAACACCTGTTCTTTCCGCAAGCTCAACGAGAGTTAGACGTGCTCTCTTTCGCAATTCTTTCAGTTTAATTTCGTAGAGTGGCATTTTATATCACCTCAGGGTTAGCATACCCAAAGCTGATATAATTATTATAGAACATTTGTTCGATATATCTAGTATATCCTATATTACGACGATTGTCAACAGGAATTTTAAACCTGTCCGTATTTTGGTACTATATAAAAGAAGGAGCATAACCATGGGATTACGTTTTAGAAAATCAATTAAACTTGGCAATGGTGCGAAGCTGAACATCGGCAAAAAATCTGTCAGCATGAGTGTCGGTGGAAAGGGCGCAAGATATACAGTAAGCAGTTCAGGACGGCACACAAAGTCTTTAGGTATACCAGGCACAGGACTGTCATATGTATCAACATCGGGTGGCAGGAAAAAGTCAAGCCGTAGGTCTCACGGCCGTAAAGCAGGTGGCACGTCAAAGGGCGGTTGCCTACTGGTGATAATCATTTTCTGCGCTATATCGGTCATAGTCTATGGAATAGCGCACCTATTCGGATATAGGCGGCCGACAAAGGTTGAATGGACTAATGACAACTATTCTATCGCACTGAACGACTATAATCGTGACTATAGCCACATAATCTATTTGCGAATCACAGGTGAAACCGACGCAGAGGACGTTGATCCGAAAGATATAAAAATTGAAATCAGCAATCCTGACGTTTGTCAGTTAGAATATGATGATAGCGGTGCATATGTCACCTATGATGTGAAACCCCTGAAAGACGGCTTTGCGGACGTGACCGCCACATATGACGGTGTGACATCTGACCCTATCACGATAACGGTTGACATGGGTGAAAAAGCTACTACTACCGCCACAACAACCACTACCACCGCAGAACCTGAAACCACCACCGAAGCAATCCCTGCGACAGCTGCCACGCAGGACCCAGCCGAAACAATCGTGTATATCACGGCTTCGGGTGACAAGTATCACAACGAATTCTGCAGATACTATGATGATACCTGCACACCAATGACCCTACAGGACGCACAGAACGCAGGCTATAAGCCTTGCAAGGTGTGTGGCGGATAAAACATACTACAATAAAAAATGCCCCCACAGAGCGACCTGTGAGGGCGTGTACAACACCGACAAACCACAGCAAATGGACAGTAGGGTAGTACCCTATTATCTTAGCATAAAATCAAAATTTTGTCAAGATGTTTAGGAGGAATTTTACATGGCAACAGCAAAAAAACTGCCTAGCGGAAACTATCGCGTTAGAGCATATGACAAAGCAACAGGGAAGTACAAATCCTTTACTGCCAAAACTAAGAAAGAGGCCGAGTTAATGGCGGCAGAGTGGCTGAACAGCACTCAACAAAGCGAGAACGAAAAAACGTTTCAGCAAGCTGCAGAGGAATACATTGAGATTAAAACACCTGTTCTATCGCCTACCACGATACATGAATATAAGTCGGAGCTTAAAAATCATTTTGACCGATTTGCAAATATGCAGTTAAATGATATCACACCACAACTTGTGCAGGATTGGGTGAACAGCATTGCTGTCGTAAGGTCTGCGAAAACTGTAAGAAATGTATATGGCTTCTTCACAGCGGTAATGACCTATCATGATGTTGATATAAAATTGGGCAAAATACGCCTACCACAAAAAACTAGAACGTTTAAAAGCTTGCCTGACGCCGAAACAATTATTGAACTGTTTCGTGGCACAGATATTGAAATACCAGTGTTACTTGCAGTATGGGGCGGATTGCGAATGTCAGAGATACAGGGAATACGCCGCAAGGACATAGTTGGAGATATCTTAACGCTGTCGCAGGTGCGCGTTATGGTTGGCAATAAGCTGACAGTAAAGAAGCAAGCGAAAACATATAAGAGTAATCGACAAGTAAGACTTGGCAAGCCGCTTGTTGAGTTGATTGACGCATTGGAGCTAAATCCTGATGACTATGTTGTACAATACAACCCTAAGCGAATATATGACAGACTCGTAAAAATCACAAGGTCATCAGGGTATTGCATTACTTTCCATGACCTGAGACACATCAGTGCCAGCGTTATGGCGAAGCTGAATATTCCCGATATATACGCAATGGAGCGGGGAGGTTGGAGTAATACCAGCACACTAAGGTCAGTTTATCAGCAGACTTTCGATGATGATCGCCAACGTGTTGATAAAGTTATCGACGACTATTTTCAAAGCGTATATGACACAAAACATGACACGAAAAATGCAAAATAGCGTAAATTCGTGCATTGAAAGCTGATTATAGCAGGTTCAAGTCCTGTCACCCGCACCATACTTGTGCAATAAAATAGATGCACACCTCGAAAAGCTCGTATTTACGAGCTTTTTTGCGTTTTGAGGGCAAAAATTTCAGTTGTAAAACCGTAGATGCTTTTCAACGGTTTTCACAAAAAAGGGAGTCGAACCCAACACAACAAAAAAAATCGAACATATGGATGATATCGGCACTGTGCATTGCGTCTTTGATAACGGCAGAACGCTCGGAGTTATCCCTGGTGTGGACGACTTTCATATCGTAAGTGAAGATAGTGAGCAAACAGAATATGAAGAAATGAATATATCAATGTGACGTCAAGAAACTCTGTTGCATAATCGTCATCATCAGAAACAGAATATGAAGAAATGAATATATCAATGTGACGGTCAAGTTTTGAAAAAAGCTTGACCGTTTTTTT